AAATCAAGTTCTTTGCGGCAACATTGCATTCAACGTTCAAGATCCATTAAATATGACATGCAAATCTTCAGCAAATCAAGTTCTTTGCGGCAACATTGCATTCAACATTCAAGATCCATTGAATATGACGTGCAAATCTTCAGTAAATCAAGTTCTTTGCGGCAACATTGCATTCAAAATTCAAAATTCATTGAATATGACATGCAAATCTTCAGCAAATCAAGTTCTTTGCATTCAACATTCAAGATCCATTGAATTTGACATGCAAATCTTCCGCAAATCGAGTTCTTTGCGGCAACATTGCATTCAACATTCAAGATCCATTGAATTTGACATGCAAATCTTCAGCAAATCAAGTTCTTTGTGTTAAACATTCAAGATCTATTGAATATGACATGCAAATCTCCAGCAAATCAAGTTCTTTGCAGCAACATTGCATTCAACATTCAAGATCCATTGGATATGACACACAAATCTTCTGCAAATCAAGTTCTTTGCAGCAATATTGCATTCAACGTTCAAGATCCATTGAATATGACACGCAAATCTTCAGCAAATGTAATTCTTTGCGGCATTTTTAATAGTTCATTGAATATGACATCAAATTTCCTGCAAATACTATCCTTTGCAGTAATATTCCGTTCAGCTTTTACAGTGACATTGCATTCAACATTCAATATCCATTGAATATGACATGCAAATCTCCAGCAAATACAATCCTTTACGGCAACATTGCGTTCAACGTTAATAACACATTGAATATAACATACAAAATATGGGGTCTATGACTGATTATGAAGCAGCAGGGCCATATTAATGACTATTTTTTGAATCAATTTTTTTTCAGCCAAAATGATATAAAAAATATAAATTAAAAAAAAAATTGATTTTTTAACTGCCATTTAAAAAGCTTTCTCCATAGTAAATCATCAATTCATAATGGACAGTAAAAAGCAGGCTTCAAAAACTACCGAACAAAATCCAGTATATCGTTACAAGAATATTGATTTTGAGAATATATTAGTGTCTCCACTGGACGAAAAAGGTCCACAAGGTATTTCATACATCAACTATGATAATCAAAGGCTCAAAACAAAGACAAAAGTATTGCTTCAAACTGGTCAAATAGAAATGACATCAGGAGGAATCCCGCCCATTCATCCACAATTTTGGCCAACTGATGATAAAAGAGCTTTCGTTAATATTCCGTTAGATGATAAACAAGAAGCATGCAGAGATTTGAGAAAACATCTTGAGAAAGTTGAAGCATACTTTGGATCAAACGAAATGAGAGAAAAAATATTTAAAGGTAAGGCTAAACAATATCAATTTTCACCTTGTATCAAAATTAATACAAACGAAGATGGAGATGATGCTCCGGTAGACCCAGAGAAGCCAAAATTTGTCAAACATGATAGCGTCAAAATGAAATTGAATGTTATTAAAGATAAAGAAGAGTGGGTTAATTTGACCAAACTTATCAAAATAACTGATGATGGCAAGACTCAAATCGTAGCTAAAGAGGTTAAAGATGTCGCTGCGGCAATAACTTTACGATCAAAAGTAAGATTGTTGTTCACATATAACAAACTCTGGGCCAATAAAACGGCTGCACCAGGATCAAAAATGAAGTTGTATGGTATCGGATTCAAATTGATGGTTGTTGAATATGTTCCAGGAATCAGCAAGGGTCCTGATCTATCACAATGCGACTTTATTCCTGACGAATCTTCTGAATCAAACGAAGAAAAAGATAAAGAAGAATCCGAAGAAGCGCCAAAAAAATCTAAGAAAGGTAGCGAAGATGAGGTATCTCCTAAAAAACCTAAGAAGAAAACAGGTAGCGAGGAAGAAGAGAAGAAACCTAAGAAGAAAAAGAAAAACGCTACAGAAAGTGAGGAAGAAGTCACAAAGAAACCTAAAAAAGGTAAAAAGAAAGCTACTGAAAGCGAAGAAGAAGTTGTTTCAGTTAAAACAAAGAAGAGATAGCTTAATTTAACGAATTAATTATAATTAATTCGTTAAAGTTAATAAAACTGTTATGTTATCGAACTCTATTAATGGAAACACAACGCATTAAGGCCCTCAAAATATCTGATGTCGATCAAAAAAAAATCAAGTTGCTAGTGACCAAAAAAAATAAAAAGGTACCGATCGTATATGATCAAGAACCTTTTGTTTTTCAAACTCCATTTTTAGAAATGACAACAGATAAAATACGTCCTACAGCATATCCCGGAATACATCAACTGGATACTTTATTCAGCGGAAACTCAAAATCTAAAGTTGATACATTTTATCAATTTATAGAAGCGATAGAGTCAAATATCTGCGCACAAGTAGGTAAAAGCTGTGTCAAATGGTTCGGTCAAAAAGAAATCACCTTCAAATCTCTCATTCGCGAATCAGACTTGAATAAAAACATGTTTTATATAAAATGGCCAGTAGAACTCGATAAAGATATGCTTGTTTCCGAAGATGGTGATATATTTAATCCAAAAAATTTAAAGGAAAAAGATTTCGTTAAATTTATTGTTGAAATTCCAAATATATGGATAGATGGCGAAAGATTGGGACTGGCTTGTATCGTTAAAAAAGTAATGGTCAAACAACACAAAGAAAAGATAACCAATGAGTATGTATTTGATTCGAGTAGTGAATCATCTTCTGATGATGTTCTAAACTTGCATGCATCAGAATCTTCCGTCGATAAGATCACAAAAGTTAAAATTAATAATAGAATCCCAGAAGTAGAAATCCAAATCGAACCATTGCGATCTAAAAAAGTAGTACAAGTCAAAAAGGAATTTCCACAAATTCCCGCACTACCCAAAAAAAAGGTTACATTTGCTGATCCTCCAAATGAAAACGAATTTGATTTATTAACTGATGAAGCTCCTCAAAATAACGCACACCAATCGTTAAAAGTGGAATTGATATCGCATAAGAAGTTTCAACAACAAAAGAAAAAACATGTAGTTGTTGAATCAGACGAAGAATTCAGCGAGGCAAGTAGCGATTAATCAAAATCTAACCTGATCGGAATATGCGATTTTTTAATACCATGATCATATACAGATGTTGATAATTGTTGGCGTCTACGTCTAGTTTCAGAATCTGTTCGAATAGATGATGAACTTTTCTTTGATGAAATACGAAAACTTTTGATATTATCGGATACACATATTTCTGGATCTGGAGTCGTTAAATCTGGCGACTCTTCCTGAATCAAATTAGGTATTTCCATGTTAGCTAATTCAATTTTTCTTTGTTTATTCTCTTTTAAGGTCTTCTTCATATCATTCTCTATCTCGTCAATGTTATCCGTTACATACATGATTATTTTGTGTTTGATAGCCCATTTGAAGTAATTTAATTGGCCGATCGAAGTGATAAATTTGACGTTACGGTTGTCTGTTTTATAATGGCATGTTATTTTTCTTGCCTTACGACAAAATGGATCAAAATATAATTTGCTGTATCCTATTAATTGATTATTATATTCATTGAAAACATTAAAATAACTGATTTTACCATTTATTTTGATTTTGTAACAAGTATCATTTTTTTTAGAGAAGTTAGAGATGAACCAGTCTAAAATTCGAATGGAAACAATTGATTCTCCATTTATGATACTCAACAAAGTATCTAAGTATTTTGAATCAAACATATAAAATTTTTTATTATTCTCCAATATATCTAATTCTTTTTGGTCAAATTCGTAAGAACTATTCATAGGCGTTGCGAAGATGTGGTCGTTCATTATTGATATTATATGATTATATCCACTTTATATTAGTTTTTTGTTAACGAACGAAAAATTAATATATTCAAAATATATTTTCGCAATTTGTATAGCTTTTTTAAAAATTATTTTTTTACCAGAGCATTTTGCATTTAAAAATTTAATGTTATGTTATATATATCAAGATGTCCTCTCGAAAAACTAAAGTTCAATCTTCGAATATATCCGGCAGCAAAACATCTCGCAAAACTAAAAAAACAGAAGATCCTATCACCCTATTCGGCTCCGAAAGCAAACCAACAAAAAAAACAAACAAAAAAAAGGAAGAATCGGTTGATGTCGAAGATAAAATAAACGATATCATTCAATCATTGCAAGAAAATTATATTCAACAGAAAAAATTAATGTTTGAACTAAAAGAACTCAAAACGCTACACAAAAAGGAAATTAAAAAGGCTCGTGACCAATCCGATAAAAAATCAGGAAAGAACTCTGGATTTAATAAACCACAACCTGTCCCTGAAAAAATCCGCAAACTATTAGATATTGATGATACCCATTTGCCACGATCAACTGTTACTAGTTTGATGTACCAATATTTTAGGGATCACAATATGTGTGGCAAAGAAAAGGAAATCATTCCAAACAAAGAAATACGCAAAATATTCGACATGGATGAGGATGATATCATGAACTTTTATAACTTCCAAACCTGGCTAAAAAAACTTTACCAAGAAACACAAACAGAAGAAAGGCTAATACTTTGATAATTATAATATATATTTATCAAATTATTTTTTCGTTTTAATAACGATTAGAAATATAAATAATAATCGTATAACAAATCATGTCTATTTTCTCTATTCCAGAAATCATCATACAAATTTGTAAATACCTAGATGGCAAAGAGTTGTTTTCAATATGCCAAACTAACAATTTATTACATAAAATGATTCATAACATGTCATATCCATCAATAATCGATCTAAGATATCTCAGCTGTCACAATTTGTACTATATCCTAAATTCAAAAACTCTTTGCAAAGTAGATATGAGTAACACAATGATCACTGACGATTTTATAGGTAACATATCATACTGCGACACGTTAATATTACAACATTGTTATAACTTAACTGACAGATTCATTGATCTTATACCAAACTGTCATACTCTCGATATATCATATTGTCCTAACATAACCGGGGCATTCATCAATACCAAAAACTATTGGTTAAGCCTCACTATGACAGGATGTTTCTTCTTGAACTATGAATATTTTGGCGACTTAGAATGTCAAACGCTAGATCTGACGCGGACAATAATTGCGAACGAATTTTGCGAATCATATAATCGGCATCATCCATTTATAGCAGCGCTCAATAGATGTCAGACTATTTATTTGACTGATACGACGCATCATCCCTTAAATGACGATTTTATGAATATATTAGCAGATAAAATAATATATCAAAAGATAACCAAAAATTTTAATTGTATTGCGTCATTGCTCGAACCTGATAACGGAAAGGAATTCAGAGTTCCGACGTCTTTTCGTCCGCCGGCCTTCATAACAATATGCAAAAATTATGGCGGCGAAAATACAATCGATAGTGCTATATCTAACGTGGAGCAATATTTTGTTGATAGAGCAGCATATATTCAATCTATTTTTGATCCGAAAAAAAAGACAGATGATGTGCAATTAGATATTGGGATGCGTGAAATTCCTATTCTTAGTCTTGATGAAATGATAAACGACAAAGATTTCGCGCAATTAGATTTTGGGGATATTCTTAGTCCTGATAAAATGATGAACTACGAAGATTTTGATGATCGTGTTAAAAAATTGCAAAGAGATAGTTATACCCAAAGTATTTATTCTCAGAGGATGATCAATATAGATGGCGATTTTGACATTCAAGGAACGAATAATCATGATGATTACTTCCCTCGTCTCATGCATAATCATGATGATCACTTCCCTCATCTTATGCATAATCGCAATAATAATGAAACTGTTGATCAAAAAATAATGAAACTCTCGAATTATCATCCACGTATCGTCAAAGAATTTATAAATTTGATGACAATGGCGCACACGCATGTAGGACAGCATAAAAAATTAAAACATGGGCTCTACTTTAGAAAGCAAAAGACACACGAAGATGATTTTTACCGACTTCATAAAACAGAAGAGATTCCTTTTGATATTAGTGAAGCAGAGAAGTACCATTCGTACGGTGGCTTTTTAGGTCCAGGATATCTTGATAATTTATTGGTCAATTCAAATGATCTTGGCGACGCACACGAACTTGCATATACAAGTGCGGGAATGCAACCATTATGTTCCGAGTCTACCTATGCCACTTTTAATCTATTCAACAAAGAAATCAAAAGTGACAATCATCTGACAATTGAAGATAAACAGGAGCTATTTAATATAATATATTTGGTAACTGCGCATATCAACACAAACAATGTTATTTACAGCAATAATTGTATGTTACCGTATTCTGACTACGATTCTGCAGTGAACATAAATGAATATATGAATATTATGGAAACTCTGGAAAAAGAAATCATATTGGCTATGGTACCTCGAGTTGTACCGCAGTTCACCGAAAAAGTTTATAAAAACGAGCGCTGGGATTCATCAAACAAAGAATATTGCGCCCTAATTGAAAAACGTAATATGTTCGATAATAAACTTATCTCAAGTACATGTTTTTCCCACTTCGCAGACTTAGACGACCAATAACCTATTTTATCAAATCATCCATCTTGATTTGATAAATATATAAAATAATACGCTTAAACAACTGCGCAAAATACCAAGCCAAATAATATCTTTTATGAATTCTCAATTAATCAATACCAATCCGTTAATAAATCGTTTTAATGGTTACGCTACACAAAATCCTAACACGGTACATTTTCAATCAAACCAATTGATCAATCAAAATCCACATATTTCAAATCACCTAAATGATTTTATCAGACAACACAATCACGTGCAACAAAATGTTCCAGCGTTTCAGCAACAAATTAATAACCGTCCCGAAAAATCAGTCAGATTGCCTTCTAATAAAAAAAACGCAAAGAAAAACAACATCATAGAAGAGATGCTTAAACCGCAAAAAATCGAGAAAGAAAACAAAGATGTGATTACGAATTTGAAAGAGCGCGAGAATAAACAGAATACGGAATCGTTTGAGATTACAAATGATCCTTACAAAAATATAATTAAAGACAAAATAATCAAAAAACCGTGGGATAAAATCAAAGAAGCGGATTTAATTGTACATACAGTGACCCCCGTTGATAGAGACAAAAATAGATTCGAAAAAGAAGTGAACGTGAAAAAAGAAGAAAAGAAACAGATCAATAAAGAACTAAAGATAGAATTCCATATTGATAATTACAGTAACCATAAAGATGCGTTTGAATATAATAAGTCGTTTATCAAAAATTTAGCGTATAATTCGAAAGATTTTGATGAAAACAAGGGAGACTATATAGAATTTTATCGGAAACATCAGAAAGAAGCAGAAGAAGGTCAAGAACTTTGCGATAAAATTTTGCATGATATGGTTGATTCAGGATTAATCAAACCAGAAGAGTTACCGACAAATAATTCGGAAAATCTTTGATATCTTACAGATAATATTTCAAAAAATCTCTAAATTATATCTATAGATATAATATAGAGATGAGTACTGGTATAAGACGCATTCGTAGAAAAATGGATTCGTATCGTACAGATAATTACGATTCAGCAAACAGCGACGGACGATATCCTCGATCTGGTCGCGTCGGAGGATGTTGCGGTCAAAACACTCTAGTCGGTAGAGTGAACTGCGTCGAAGAAGAAATTGATGATCTCAATTGTGCATTAGTTAAGCAAGCAGTCACGCTAAATAATCAAGAATGTAGACTCGATTGCAAAGCAGATAAAAAATGTTGTAAGCAAAAGAAATGTTGCGGTGAGAAAAAGAAATGTTGCAAAGTTTTAAAACGCTGTGAAGAAAAGAAATGTTGTTCCAAACCGGTTTGCTGTATACAACAAAATCCATGTGATCCGTGTGAACCTCGTTGTACAAAAATAACAGTTTGTTGTTCTAGCTCCTCTTCTTCAAGTTGTTGTTCCTCATCAAGTTGTTGCAGTTCTTCATCCAGCTGTTCGAGTTCTTCGAGCGAATTTTTCGAACCTATTATTTTAGACGTATTTGGATACCAAGGTCTCGGAAAGAACGTTTTAAATGCAAATGGAACCATAACCACAATTACAGAAGAAAAGAGAGCAGACGATGAGACAGATGTTATGACAGGCGGAATAGCAACGGGTAACGAGGTAGATGATTTTTTATTACAACAGGAAAATGAAGACTTTGTTAATGGAGTCCAGGTTAATTATGATGTTGCCCCTCAAGCTGCATTTATACCCGGAGTAGGTGCGCCAAATGCGAGAGGAACAACTGCTGCTAGATTTTCTGCGACAGCAAGAACAGGTAGTCTTGCTAGAGTCAGTGGCGGTGGGAGAATTATGAGTGCGGGAATGGCAAGAACAGCTACATTCGGGGCCAGACAAGCAACACTTCCAACTATGCGATCTACATTCCAAAATGGACGTTTGGCCAGTCAAAAACAACTTGGTGGAGGAGCAACACGTACTGTCTACCAAAATGGTATCCCAATGAGTTCACGTACAATGGGTGGCAGCGGCGGCAGCGGTGGTATGGCCCAAAGTGTTATTGCAGATGCCCATGCGTCATCGATGCGAAAAGCACAAGCTATTATGCAATCTCGCGCCATCGAAAAAGAAAACAGACGTAATTCTAAATCTAAATCTAAATCTAAATCTAAATCAAGATCAAGTTCTAAATCATCGCGTAAATCAAGTTCTAGTCGATCAACATCACGATCAAGCTCCAGATCAAGTGTACGATCGTCAGGTTCTAAATCAAATGCAAGATCATCTGGTTCTAAATCAAATGCAAGATCGTCTGGTTCTAAATCAAACGCGAGATCATCAAGTTCTAGAAACTATAGTTCTCACGGCTCAAGTTCTAGACACCATCGTGATTCTGACCATCATTCAAGCAGCCGCCATGGATGTTCCAAAAAACGATGTCATAAGAAATGTTCCAGCTCTTCTTCATCGTGTTCAAGTTCCTCCTCATCATCAAGTTCTTCTGATTGCGAAAAAAGGCGATGCAAATACAATAAAAAGATTGTCTTCAAATACCCACCAGTTGTAGCTCCAGTAGATCAACCTATCTACTACAACGTTGTTGACCCAGATGCAATTGATCCTACTCCTGTCACTGGCGACGTCACAAAATATCCTTCTGACATTAAAAGCTGTGATCCCAAGGATTGTGTTGCCAGAGATGTTATTCCAATTCAGAATGGTGGAGTAGCATTTATGTTGCCGTATGATGCGCACGTATATCAAATTACATTTGTCCCTTTATTAAAAATAAGTACTGAAACAGGAACAACTGCTACACCAGATGGTTCGATTAATTATTTACAAGGTTCTGGCAATGTTAGTGCGCAACCTGCAGTTGTAGAAATAGTTGTTTTTCAAAATACTACAATGGATGAAGTCGTGATCACAACTTTGGATCTTACTTGGTCAGACATATGTGTCGACACTGCATTACCGCCAGTACCGCCAACCAATTTCGCAGTTTATGGTGGTCCATATGTCACCGGACCAGATGGTACCTATTATCGAACCTGCACAACTGGATCATCGATGTTCAACATTCCGGCAGCTGTAGACGACGAAGGTTTCCCAATCGCAACAAGACGTCTCATAACGGTCCGTGTCACCGAAGGATTCTCGTTCGATAACGTGATAATGAGCATAATCCGGCCACAATAGATATAATATTATATGTATATAATATACATATAATGTCAGAAAAATTACAATCATATTCTGTAGATTATTTTTTAGAAAGTGCGCGTTTGGTAAAAAATTGTTCTATCAGAACATTGAATCATGAGAAGAATAAACAAATTGTCGTAATCAAAATGTTTGACAATAAATTTATGCAAAATATTTACAGAAAATGCATCATAGACCGTCCCCTCAAAATAAATAAAAATACAAAAATGGTCGTGTCGTACATTTTTTCAACGACCCGTTCATTAATAAATCTATTCTGTTGTAAGTTTCAAATGATCGAAATTTATGATAAGTTAAGCACCCACGGCATCATAATCGAAGGAAATTTTAACATTGATCCATTGACAAAAGTACCCAAAAATTATTATTCAGGCAAATCTTTGGATGGAACTAATGTTCTTCGTGGTGCATTACCTATTCCAGACGCATCATATTTAGTAATCGATAATCATCGTCTAATAAAAATAATGACTGGGGCAGATTTAGTATCATATAAATCGGTGGGGATGAATGTGCAATGTATCCAGGGGGAGAGGTTGATGACAAATGGGCGCATTTTGTTAGACGAACAAAAAGATGATGATACTGGAATGATAGTGATCGCGGTAGACGAAGATCAAAATACACTGATAATATATCACCAATCTATCAACAAATATAATATGATATCATTATTACGTTTTTTTAAAGCAAAAGATGCAATTATCATTTGCAACACAGATAATTCACACATTATTTGGAAAGAGTGTGGAATCAATCATTATAACAAAACTGATTTTATTGGAAATACAAACGAAATAGTATCTAACGTGATAACTTTTTCATCATAAGATATATTTGATGCGGTGCATGAAACATTTATTATATTGGCTTAATATAATGAATGTTAAAATTGGAAAAAATGATTGCATGTATATTGCGGACATAATCGTAGATATGATTAACTATCATTACTATGACTTGCAAATGTATGCTAATTTTGTGATCAGTATCGATAATACTGGTCCAGATAGAAATAAATCTCTAGCAGAAGATGATAATACGCTAAAGAATTTTGTTCTTGATAGAGAGCGCATATCGGTAACTAACAACATTGAAACGCGTATTCAAAATACAATAAAAACGTACTTTCCATTAGGAAACAAAATATTTACGGAAGAAAATATGCAACATCTGCGACAACTAATCAATAGTAACAGACTCGCTACGTATTTTAAAATCGTGGAACATAAACATGACGCTATTTTTTTTAAAAGTGGGGTCGTTTCATCATCTATATTGTTCAAAACACTACGCGATACCCCAACTATCATCAAAGTATTTCCGCTACAAATATTTCATCATTATCGATTTCATACTAAAGAATTTATCAAAACGTACATAGAATCCCCATTATGCGCATTGTTTTTTAAAGAAGCCTGGATGATACTTTTCGGAAAACAAAAGTTATCAAAGTACACTCCTGCGTTCAGTTGTATGATAGGATGTTATATTTCAAGAGGATTACCCATTAGACTGACTAATAATATCAAATACAAATATATCAATAGTGTTTCTGTCAATCCCAAAAATAATAAAAAATGGTTTGAAAAAGTATTACAAAACGACACTAATCAAATGGCTGCCCTGTATGGTTGTTTTGTGATGCTTGAAATCGAAGGAACATTGGGTAACTTAATGGTCGAAATCAAATCAATTAATAAAAAGATTCATAACTTGAGTGATGTTGTTGGGAAAAAATTAATGTCGAATAGCACACAACGTCAGCTTGCAATTACCCATCATAAATTAGTAAATGCGCAAAATAAAAATATGTATGCCATTAACGTTGTAAAAAAAGTGATTACGAATCAAGTAAATATTCGCAAACGTAAGGAATTGATTGAATCTTTGAATGTCAAAAAAATAAATTTATCATTCTTTTTTGAATATATGTATGGCAAATTGGTTGCAGCATATATTGGCAAGATAATTTTCACAGATGATCATTTCGATAATATTGCATATGTTACTGTTGATTATTGTCGGCATTATAAGATCAAATGCAACGGATGTGATTATCACTTTTATATGCCGGCGGGGAAGATGGTGCAATTTATTGATCTTGAACGATATATATTTAATTACAGTAGGTATGACATTTATACAAATTCTGCATTACAAAACATTCCAAAAAGTGATTTTGTAAACATTAAAAATAACAATTGGCAAAAGATTAAAGAAAATTATTTGAGGAACGAATTTATTTTCGATAAGGGTATCTTTGCGTTTATGGATCCTCGCATATTAATCCCAGAATCATTTGCAGACTATGATGAATATAGTATCATGATAAACATATTTATGGATAATTTTGTGTATGATATCAAAACATTCTGTCAAATTATGTCGATGTATTTGCCTAAAAAATACATGACGATGCCCAAACTCTGCAATATTCAAAACTATTATATTGATTTAGATGACGATGATATTCGCATTATTGATAACAATTTTATGGAAAAAAGATATGCTTAATAGGTTATTAAACATATCTATTGTTGTGTACACCCAGGCGGATGTTCTGCAAATTCAGGCCTATCTTCTGGTATTGGTGGATCTATCATCGCCAATTTGCTGATATTTATTGTTTCTGCGACATCATCATCAGTTTCGTTAGCAACTACTCCACCTAACGCTATTCTTATATTTTTATAGGACATTTTAGCATTGTTTGGAAAAGCCATCGTAAGATTAGCTGGATAGTTGATGATAAATTCCAGATGCATATAATTTTCATCTTGTGCTGGGATATTCATATTCATCTCACCACATTGAAAGCCCCAATTGGATATTTTATATGTAACATATGGATCAACTATGTTGCCAGGTTCTGATTCTAACAATATTTTTTTACCGCTAGGATGATGTATTACTTTAGTAAATCCGCATAATGATTCAGCCAAACTGATCTGTTGCTTATACGATAATTTTTTATCAGCCGACAATGAGAAATTATCTGGATATTCAATGTTAATCAAAACTTGAAAGTCAGGCACTTGACCATTCTGCATCTTCCATTTTCCTTTCACAAAAATAACCGGATTTCTTACTAAATTAGGCGACAAATCTATCCTGACCGATTCTACAGCGTTGACATTACCACTGCCATTACATGTGTGACAAGACATATGTGCAGAGTTCATATCTATTTTCCTACCCATACATCCACGACATAAAACTGTTTGCTGCCCAACCATATTGTGTGATAGTCTGATCGTCTCAAAAATAGTCCCGTTACCATTACACATCTTACACAGATGATTTTTTTTATCGGTAAATCCAGTAGCATCACAAATGTCACAGTTTTTTAAGTGTTTAATTTTGATAGATGTTTGAGTTTGTGTAAAAATTTCTGTCAACGTAACCGTATGAGTCATTTCTTCTACATAATTATGACGATGCATATTTGCAAACGGATTCATATTGAAAGGGAAAGGATTTTGATTTCGCATGTCCATATTCTCCAATCCTGCTTCACCGAATTTATCATACATTTCTTTCTTTTCAGAATTCGACAAAATTTCGTTCGCTTGATTGACTAACTGAAACATTTCAACAGCTTCTGGCGATTTGTTTTTATCTGGATGATATTTTAGTGCCATTTTTTTGTAGGCTCTTTTGATTTCTTCGTTAGATGCGCTTCTGTTAAGTTCTAATATTTTATAAAAATCTTTTCCCATGATAACTAGATATGATTGCTAAATATTTTTTAAATGAATGGTCTTATTGATTATAATTATTTCACTTTTTTAGATTTTGGATCCAAAAAGATACACTTATTTTTATAAAATCTCTACTCTCGACACACTTCTCCTGAATTTTCTTAAAAATAATTTCTTTTTTTTACCATCATTTCCTATCGAATAAAATCCCGGTTTAACGTCATCATCACATACGGTTGCCAAATTCAATTTCTTAAATATCTGTCTTTATCATTGAGGCTTGTTAAATCACATAGATTAACTTATCAAAAAATGATCTATTTGAAACGATAAAGTAGTAAAATAATACTTAAAATTTGTGAGGTTGGTGTCAAAATATGTCTACCTAAAATTTATGAGGTTGGGGTCAAAATAGGTCCCTACCTAAAAATTGTAAGGTTGGGGTCAAAATAGGTCTCTATCTAAAATTTATGTGATATGTGAGTGATTTTGGTTCTGACATACACAGTTATATTCTAAGTTTGTTGCCATAATAGCGATAATAATATTTTATTATTATCGCTATTGAAAAAATTGAAATTTTAATCGTCATAATGCTCCACAAATTGATGTAAAAAATGCATAAAGTTTGCATCATTTGTTGTAGCATTTAATTATAATGGACACGCTAGTAAATGATGTTCTTAATTATCTATTCGCAACATTACCGATATCCGGTAAGAGATTGTTTATTCGTTTATGTAAACGAACGAATACTTTTAAGGATAATATGTCAGAGTTAGAACTATCATTTCAAAAAATGATAGACGACACTGGGTTCATCACAAAAAGAAATTATTGGAGATTTTATGATCCGTTGTCAAAATATACAATAGAATTATTATATGACGATTACGAACTTCCCGATTGTTATGTCACTGTTGATAATTTGGTTTTGTGCGAATGTGAAATCGTAAAAATATGTGTAACCCAAAAAAAATTATCTGTCATCGAAAAAATTTCAAAATTAAAAATCTGTTCCCGTTATGTTCATTATGTAGTATGGTGGGCAGCAAGTATGGGAAATATTGACATTTTAGAATGGGGATACAATAGTTACAAGAGGAAATTTGCTTCAAATATAACTGCCGCAGCAATACGAGGGAATCAAATGGGTGCGTTTTTGTGGTTAGTAGATAAAGGTTACAAAGTGATAAATGAGACGGTTGAATGTGCCGCAAAATATGGATCTATAGATACGATAAAGTTTATTATAACGCAATATGGTGGCTCATGTAATATTGGTCATTGTGTCGCGCAAAATCAGAATCCTGGCGTGGTTGAATATGTACATTCGATTAATCCTCATTTATTAAGAGGTATAGGTGACGGTGCTATTAAGATGAGCGATTCAAAACTTTTCAAATTTGCGGTTGATAATGGATATGTTAACGAATCGGAAAAAAAAATGAGAGGCATAAGATACATGAGATGCAAGAGTTTCAAAATTTTTCGATGGTTTTTTGATCATGGTAGTTTTTTTCAAGATGGTGTGACACACGACGCTGTTGCCACTGGGAATTTGAAATGTTTACAATTTTTGTGTTCAAAAAATAGTATTGTTCTCGATAAAACTTTGTTTGAAACAGCTGCAAAAAATTATGATATCCCGATGATGAAATTTTTGTATGAGTTAAAGTGTCCATTCGATGTTTTTTTACTGAGAGATTTTATTGATGGATTTTATTCTCAAAAAAAAAGAAGTTCAAAAACAGAGCTTTGGGAAATGATAAAAATTCTTGAAACATGGAATTGTAAATGGATAGGTGTATGCGAACTCGCAGCGGTATTTGGCGATTTGGAAATCTTAAAATACGCTTACGAAAGAGGTAGTCTGTTAACTAAATGGGTCATGTACGAAGCAGTTAGATATGAATATTTACATATTGTCATATGGTTGCGTGAAAATAATTGCAAATGCACAGCAGCAATATATACGGCATGTGCCGCACACGAAAGCTTAGATATTTTGAAATGGCTGCGGAATTATAATAATTTCCGTGTATCTTGTCAGTTACCCTCCACCGAATCTGCAATCTGCCCTTGGGATAATAGGACGTGCATCAGTGCTATGCAAAATAAAAATCTAAAAATGTTAAAATTTGCAGTAGAAAATGGATGCGATTATTCTGATATATTCAACTATTATTCTATTGATTATGGCGTCGATATCCATAATTATATTGAAAGTTTACCATATAAATAGTAATAATAAAAATATTTTGTTATTGCTATCTTTAGTCATTAAGATGTTTCATAATATTAAAAATCAGCATCAAAAAGATCAACATCACTACCCATTTGATAAATTCCTTCATGACAATTCCAATTTGAATATAATACCTTCCGATCTTTGTGTAATATTCATCTGTCTTTTTCTCACTAATAATGTTGTCAATGATTGGTTCGTAAATATTGTCATAAATAACGTTCAATAATCGCCACGTTGCAAAAGTTCCGATCATAGTAATCGTTATCAGTTCTATTTTGTCGATAAATTCTATAGGATCGTATATATTATGTTTTTGTAATCTTGACATCTCACTTATTCTATTGTTCGATATTTTGTTCGAAAAATTGAAAAATAAAATATTAGAGGGCCACGTTGATACAAACACAACGATAAAAATGGGTAACATTGAAGAAGGAGAACTAGTAGAAAATTGTTCATATTGTGATGCTAAAGATGTTCCTATTCACCAGGAATATTATCCGCACGAAGCAGGAGGATATTGTATTTTTGCACCAAGAAGTGAGACAGAATACGCATGCAAAGATTGTGCATCCGGAATATGCGAATTCTGTAATACTAAACAACCTCGATATGGTTTCATTGATTGCAAACAATGTAGTAAACGGCATTGTTATAATAATACAGATATGAAATACGAAGGTAATCCTTTTTTATCTGATCTCTTATTATGTAACGCACATAAATGTTGTAAAGGAGGATAATGTGATTTAGATAGACTAAAAAATATATTTGTTTAAAGAATAATAGCATATTCTTTAAACAAATGGAAATAACAAATATGTCATCGGGAATCATTAAACTTCTCAATGAAAAATATAACAAGAATGTCATCCAAGATTGTTTGGATATAACTCAAATAATTAGCATCTGCAATCTTTACAATAACAACGATAATAATTCAAGCACATCAATATCCTTAAATGATATTGATTTTAGTTCGCCCGTTTTCAAAAAAACATCCAAAAAGAACTCGAATATTTTAGAATCAAAAGAATTCAAAAAAAAATACTCCTTCTTCGTCAAGATAATTTTTGCATGTTTGAAAACCAACGTCGAAATATTTGACATTGTCAACGAATCAATCATCTTCAAAAATATCTATGCGCTACTGAAATCGATAGAGTTGGCAAAGAAAAAACTAATCATGGAACATATTGAAATATTAAAGAACCATCACAGATCTATTGCGCAAAAGATAGATGAATCATATTTCGATGATTACATTCCTGGTTTTATTGCTAAAAACAAAGTGATCGATAAAATATTGGAAACCATTAAGAAACTAATAAAGGAAGGGATCGTTAATAATACTGATAATTTGTTCACTTTGGTTTTGCCGTATTTTTATACATATACGAAATATATAGAAGAATACAATGAAAAAATGGATTAGTCAAACGCTAAAGATTTACATTTTGATTGCATATGTGACTCTGATAAATTAGGAATGACATCCAAGTAAAAAGTTGTTATCAAATCGCGTAATTTAAACCCTCTAACTTCTGTTGAATCTTGCTTAAAATTCTTTCCTTCTGTAACAAAAAAGACATACAATTGTTCTGCATAAATGGCGCACGTTCTGCGATAGATTTCATATTTATCTTCATCCAAACATTCCCCTTCATAAGGATTACCAAGTAAAATCATTTTTTCGTTCACCGCTATGTGATTCGTCAATATCCTACTGATCACTCCATAAATATGAATCGCTGTTAATTTTGTATAGACACTATTGCGTTGGTTATACAAACGGCACAATAAAAGGATTAAATTTAAAATCTTTTCTTTTTCTTTGTTGTATATATCAAAATCATCTTCATCATCCAAATTATATTTATCGGCTATCGCAGAAATATGTTCTTCGGTTAAACTGTCAAATATTAGCTTCCTACATTTGTCCAAAAAAATGTTACCAATCGATTTTGATGATACAACTTCGTTGGTTATGGGATTTGTAATACGAAAAGATGACAAACAAATAGCGTTTAAGATTTGCATGTAATTATCCAAGTTTTTATGACTCACTATGAAACTAGATAATAACTCTGTTGCTATCTCTATGAGTGATTCTTCTGATTTCACTTTATTCTCTATGTCAAATAGCAATTGTTTTTTTGCTTGATCGATATTATGAATAGTGATGCTGTTTAGCAACTGTCTAATATATATTGCCATTGTATCTTTCATTTCTGGTCTCCTTTTTTTGATAAGGTTAGATGGTATGATCACTTTAGGGATAATTAGATTGTTGATAGGTTCTACGGGCATGTTCTTTCTCGCCATAAAAAATTCAGGGCTTAATGTCGATGTGTAGATCATAGTTTCAGTATCCGATGCCATTGACTTCTTTTAGAATTAGCAATTAACCTTTAAGTAATATATTAAAAAAATCAATTTTTTTAATATATTATTTCGTTTGGAATTTGATCAATGTTTGTAAATGATCGGACGCCATAAATGGTATTCCAGCTTTTCCACAACGAACAAATTCTGTCGTCAAATTTTCTGGACTTATATCAAGCAGACCTTTATCGATCTTGAATTCAGCGTCATCAATTCCCAATGTAAAAATATGATCTAATAATCCCGTGATAGGGCCAGAATATAACTTAACAATGTGATCAACAAACATCTTTCTCGCAACGATTCCATCAAAAAAATCTTTACTTTCATCGATGAGTTTTTGCAACGTTTCAGCGTCTGTTTTTAATCCTGTATCGTAAGGATAGCTAACGAAACTCAACGGTACTTTCGGATCAATATGTTGTTTGAATTTTTCTGATTGATTTTCTGGATCGATAAAGGGAGCAACTGTTCTGTTTTCAAAATGATCAAATGTATTAAAATCACCAGAAACGATGATCTGTGCCTTTTTATATTTGCGGCATAAACTAATTAAGTGCGCATGTAACATTTTTGAGCAAATCATTTGATATTTTTCGCGTAGACCCAAATGATTAGCAGAATGAATTATGATAGAATCATTTTCTGTCTTGAAGATGGTAATTAACGAACCTTTCTCGAATTGCTCGTTTGCTTCTTTTAATACGGTATCATTTTTTCGAGTTATGGATGTATGTTGCATCGTAGGAGAATCAGTGAACCAAAACATGTAACTATCGATCAAGAATAAGATCCTTGGGTTATATGCGGTAACAAAGTACATTGACTGATCGGGTATCTGATTCGGTGCATATGCTCCAGATAATATTTGATAATTATGATCTAATTTTAGATTAAATAAATTAAGAGACGCTGCGTTTATTTCACAGTAAGAAATGATCGTGGGATGATCTTTGATTGATTCGTCGATAATTTGATCAATCCTGTCCTTGATGGCAAAATAAGGGAAAATTTTATGGGCATATCCTCCTTCCTCGCAGCGTCGATCGCAATTAACGTTTCTGGAAGAGATAGTTATTGTAAATTTTTGTGTCGAATGTCGATTACCCATGGAAATTTGCTCTTTTTTTAAACGAAAGTACGCATTATTTTATTTTTCAATTTTATTTGTAAGGTGTGTTGTCAGAAGATTTCTTTGTTCGATATTGTGGGAAAAAGTGCTGAGGGATTTGAACGTTCAAAGTTGATGGCAAAGGATTGCCTAAAAATTTGAACGTGCCAATATTTGATAATTCAATGTCGACGGCGGGAGATTTGATCGTTCAGTATTGCCGGCAAGACAATTGCCATGAGATTTGAATGCGCCAATATTTGATAGTTCAATGTTACTGGCAAGAGAATTGCCGAGAGATTTGAATGCGCAAATATTTGATAGTCCAATGTTACTGGCAAGAGAATTGCCGGGAAATTGAACGTACTAATATTTGATAGTCCAATGTTACTGGCGAGAGAATTGCCGGAAGATTTGAATGCGCTAATATTTGATCATTCAAAGTTGATGGCAAGAAAACTGCCATGAGATTTGAATGCGCTAATATTTGATCATTCAATGTTACTGGCGAGAGAATTGCCTGGAGATTTGAATGCGCTAATATTTGATAGTTCAATGTTACTGGCAAGAGAACTGCCATGAGATTTGAATGCGCTAATATTTGATCATTCAATGTTACTGGCAAGAGAATTGCCGTGAAATTTGATCATTCAATATTACTGGCAAGAGAACTGCCATGAGATTTGAATACACTAATATTTGATTATTCAATGTTACTGGCAAGAGAACTGGCGAGAGATTTGAATGCGCCAACATTTGATTATTCAATATATTACTGGCAAGAGAACTGCCGTGAGATTTGAATACACTAATATTTGATTATTCAATGTTACTGGCAAGAGAACTGCCGTGAAATTTGAATGTGCCAATATTTGATCATTCAATATTACTGGCAAGAGAACTGCCGTGAGATTTGAATGCACAATATTTGATAGTTCAAATCTCTAGGCGATTCTTATCAGCAACTTTGCACTGTCGAAACTCCGAGTAACTCTTTTGCCAGCAACGTTGAACGAATATTCGCGCGCGTTCAAATCTCCAGGCAATTCTTATCAATAACGTCACGTCGAAACTCCAAGTAACTCTCTGGCCAGCAATATTAAATAGACAAATATTTGCGCACCAAATCTCACGGCAATTCTTTCGCCAGTAACGTTGAATAGATAAATATTTCCACATTGAGTCTTCAGACTATTCTTTCACCAGCAACGTTGAATGGATAAATATTTGCACATTCAAATCTTCTGGCAATTCTTATCAGCAACGTTGCAGTGTCAGATCTCTAAGTAACTCTCTCGTCGGTAACATTGAACGAATAAATATTTGCGCATTCAAATCTCCAGGCAATTCTTATCAGCGATATTGCACGTCCGAATCTCAGGGTAATTTCTCTCGTCACCAACATTGAACATTCGAATCTCCAGGCAACTCTCATCAGCGACATTGGATAAATATTTGCACGTTCAAAACTCAAGGGAATTCTCTTGCCAGTAACTTTATGTACGAATATTTGTACATTCAAATCTCCAGACAACGCAATTCTCTTGCCAGTAACATTGAATAGACAAATATTTGCATATTCAAAACTCAAGACAATGCAATTCTCTTGCCAGTAACGTTGAATAGACAAATATTTGCATATTCAAAACTCCAGACAACGCATTTCTCTTGCCAGTAACGTTGAATAGACAAATATTTGTACATTCAAAGCTCCCGGCGATGCAAATTTCTTGCCAGTAACATTGAATGATCCAATATTTGTACATTCAAAGCTCTGGCAATGCAAATCTCTTGCCAGTAACATTGAATAGACAAATATTTGTACATTCAAAGCTCCAGGCAATGCAAATTTCTTGCCAGTAACATTGAATGATCCAATATTTGTACATTCAAAGCTCTGGCAATGCAAATCTCTTGCCAGTAACATTGAATAGACAAATATTTGTACATTCAAAGCTCCAGGCAATGCAAATTCTTGCCGGTAACATTGAATGATCCAATATTTGCACGTTCAAAGCTCCAGGCGATGCAAATTCTTGCCGATAATATTGAATGATCCAATATTTGCACATTCAAAACTCTGGCAACGCAAATCTCTTGCCAGTAACATTGAATAGACAAATATTTGTACATTCAAAGCTCTTGGCAATGCAAATTCTTGCCGGTAACATTGAATGATTCAATATTACACATTCAAATCTCCTGGCAATGCAAATTTCTTGCCAGTAACATTGAATAAATAAATATTTGCACATTCAAACCTCCAGGCGATGCAATATCTTACCAGTAACATTGAACGAACCAATATTTGCACATTCAAATCTCCAGGCAACGCAATCTCTTGCCAGTAACATTGAACGAACCAATATTTACACATTCAAATCTCCTGGCGATGCAATTTCTTGCAAATAACATTGAATGATTAAATCTCCAGGCAACGCAATTTCTTGCCAGTAACATTGAACGAACCAATATTTACACATTCAAATCTCCTGGCGATGCAATTTCTTGCAAATAACATTGAATGATTAAATCTCCAGGCAAACGTAATCTCTTGCCAGTAACATTGAACGAACCAATATTTACACATTCAAATCTCCAGGCAATGCAATTTCTTGCCAGCAACATTGAATGAATAAATATTTGCACATTCAAATCTCCAGGCGACGCAATTTCTTGCAAATAACATTGAATGATTAAATCTCCAGGCGATGCAATTTTTTTGCTAGAAACATTGAATGAATAAATATTTATTCAACGTTAAGACAATTCACAATTAAATCCATTTGTTTTCGTTTTCAGGAATCCATATAACGCAAAGATAAAGCCAAATAAGGCGTGTATATTCAAAAATATATCCCTAATCATGTCGCAACATTTTGTTTCCATTATTATCGTCCTAATTATCACAGCAGCTGACTTGCACGCCTAATAACCGAAGAAACCGGCAAACTCTTGTTATTTTATTTTTTATTTTTTAATACCAAATTTATTAGATAGATACATGCACGTTCGAAAAGCGATTATAATATATATAGATATGATATAATTCAAAAAATGTTCGATTGTGATCCATCCGAAGACAAAATTGATATTCCCGTTTTAGGCATAGATTTAGGAACCAGATTTTCATGCATCAGTGTTTGGAGAAACAAAAAATTCGAAATTATCACCGACAATTTTGGAAACCGCACTATCCCAAGCGTAGTTTCCTTCTACCGATCTGCCAAATTGGTCGGTCATAATGCGCTGTCACTCAAAGAAGTTAGCCCGGCTAACACGATCTACGACGTCAAACGAATCATTGGTAGACGTTTTACTGATCCAGTTATCGAACAAACCCAATCGCTAGTCTCTTACGAAATCATAGATGATCAATCAAGTCATCATAACGTGCAAGTACAACTCGACAAATCTGATATCACACTATCTCAAAAAATGATCTACCGACCAGAAGAAATTTGCTCCTACATATTGACCTTCATTAAAAATACCGCGGCAGATTATTTAAAATTGGATGCTAAAACTAAAAATAATCTCAAAGCAGTCATCACTGTCCCCGCATACTTCAATGATTCCCAACGTCAAGCAACTCTCGATGCTGCTAAAATTGCAGGCTTGGAGATCATTAAGGTAATAAACGAACCAACTGCTGCGGCGTTAGCATATGGATTGGGAAATAGAACCTGGAAAAATAATGCGAATGGAGGTAACATAATTATGTATGATTTTGGCGCAGGAACTCTTGACGTGTCGTTGATAAATGTTAAAAATGGTGTCTTCAGAACGCTAGCTGTCGGCGGTAATACTCATTTAGGCGGAGAGGACATCGATTACGTGGTTATGAATCATTTGATGTTCGAGTTCAAGAAGCAGCACAAAATCAGAGAACTTAGAATTAGCAAATTGTCACAAATCAAACTTAAAAATGCTGTCGAAAACGGGAAAAAAATATTGTCTTCTACTGACAAGACAGTTATTTGTATCGATGATTTCTATAATGGACACAAATTGTATCATATATTAACCAGGAATACACTAGAAACAGTTTGTAATGACTTATTTATTATGTGTATGAAACCTCTCGATGATGTGTTGAAAAGTGCTGAATTGACAAAAAATGATATTGATGATATCGTCATGGTTGGTGGTTCTACTCGTATTCCTAAAATTCAAAGTCTCATTTTAAATTTTTTTAGTGGCACGAGTATTACTAGTGTTACTACTTCAATGAATCCAGATGAAGTTGTATCTGCTGGCGCTAGTATATATGGTTATATCATGACACACCAAGAGGATCCTTTTTCAGAAAATTTGGTACTTCTGGATATCATCCCACTATCACTTGGCGTTGAAACTCTTAAAAAAAGAATGACGGTAATTATTCCCAGAAACACTGTTATCCCAACTAAAAAAATAAAAACATTTTCAACTGATGAAGATGATCAAGATGAAGTAACTATTAAGATTTTTGAGGGAGAAAGAAGGCTGACGAAGAATAATTTTCATGTTGGTACATTTGATCTTTGTGGATTCAAGAAAGCACCGCGAGGACATCCTGTCATCAAAATAACGTTTCAAGTGGATATCAATGGCATATTGCATGTGACTGCTAATGAAAAGAAATCTGGTGTGCAAAATTCTATCCAAATTACCTCGACATGGGGAGCGAAGGGCAGATTATCGAAGAACGATATTGAAAATTTAATCGAAGATGCGGAAAAGAATGAACAGATCGATATGATGTATTCTACAAAAATAGGCTTGATTGATGAAATACAAAGTTTATGTAACAGTGTAGCTTGCAATGTTGCAGATGTCAGTTTTAATCTCACACGTACGGACAAGAAAAAGATAAAGATGGACACATCAAATCATCTTAAATGGTTAGCAGAAACGAAATTTGAAGACTTATTAATTGATGAATTAGAAAAAAGATTGTCGCGGTTGAAGAATTTGTACTCTCCATTGATGGCCCATTCAGATAAGAATAAGGACCAATTCACTGAAAAAAACATTGAATCTAACGTTGCGGAAATTCATGGGGATGATGATGATAATGAAGGATTGCAACAATATGAAAAAATTACGATACCTGACGATCCATCACAATTTGACAAAGAAGAAATCAAAGCTCTCAAGAAAACGATTTTTGATTTGGGAAAAAATATCGTAAGCGTCATAAACAATCCTGTGAGCAAATTTAGAGAGGAGGACATTGTGATGATGTCGGATTATATCAGTTCAGTTAATATTTGGCTGTATACAACAAGTGCACAGACGAGTATCGAATTTGTAGCCAAGATTAATGAGATAAATAAAACAACCGAAGAGATGATGGCCAAGTATGAGTCATCTCAAGATATGTTTGAGAAAAATGAGAATTTCACTGTTAGGGATGAACTACAACTAACATGTTTAACGTTGAATATGTCTATCAGAAACAATTATTTTTCATTGGGTTCATCGAATACAGACAAATTGACTCAACTCATCAATGATACGATGATCTGGACAATTTCGCATCAAAATGAGTCTCCAGAAGTGTACAAGTCGAAATTAGATCTGATTAATGAGATGTGTAATAATTTGCATCATGGGATGTCAAAGATCAAAGATTTGCCGGTGGAAGAGTCATCAGAAGAGTCAGATGAAATATCCTATCCTGTTCCAGAGAATAACAAAATCAAAGAGAACATCAGCTTGATGATCAATAATCTTCCTGATAAGATCACGCGTCGCAAACCTGCAACACCCAAAAAAACAGATGTTTTATTAAAATTAGATATTAACAAATTCATTGTTTAGTTAAAATAATTATGTTATAATTATTTTAATTATTTTCCGTACCTATATATATTATGGATCAATTATCAAATAAAATATCAAATGTTATCGATATTTTAGATTTGTTAGATGAAGATTCTCGAAAAAAATTTGATGTTTTGTCTTTTGAGCATGTCAACAAAATCAGCGAAGAAATATTATCTATCGAGAAACTGCTTATTTCGTTCGAGATAAAAAACATAAATATTGATAGTTTGAATAAGCGCAAAGATAAAATACTAAATCAGTGCCTATTCATCGTTTATTGGCATTTACACAATAAATTGGAATCTTTGACTGATGAACAAATTGAAAAAATAGAAGAATCAAAAAATAAATTATCTGACTGTCTACAACATATTACTTTTGAACAAGAAATTGTAAAAAATGAGTAACGCGGCGAAATGACTTGGGTCTCTTTCTTTTGATGAATATAATTGCTTGTGATAAATCAAACGATAAGTATTTCATCAGATAGTACATAATTATAGTTGCCGAACGATGGTGACCGCGTTTACAGTGTATTAGTATGGGTCTATTTTCACGCACACATTTATGTATGATAGCTGCGCCGGTATCTAACGCGCGATGTGCCAAATTTTTATTGATATTTTCATCTTTTATTGGGTATCGATGATAAGTGATAAAACCAAAATTATCAAATCCGTCTGGTGTCACGTTCATAATATCCATAATTTTATTCTTGGTCACAAAATTAAAATCACATGCAGCTTCCATATTTCCTAACCATATGTTATTAAGAATATGTGTAGCATTTGGTTCGCGATGAATTTTGTCAGACAAATAGTTTAGCTGACAAATCAAATCATTAATTATTCGCATTGTTCGATAATATTCGGTGTTTGGATTCTTGACGAACTCCCAACTAGTATGCATTTTTATAATTATCTTATCATAATAAAATAATTATACTATCATTTTTTAGATCCACCTTTCAAATTAGTAACAATGTTAGCACTATTTTGGCTTTGATCTAAGCCTTTCTGCAAAATCGAATTTCTTGTCTTCACATCTTCCAGCAAACGTTCTGAAATGTTATTCAAATCGTTTAAATTTTGACGCAAGATATCATGTTTACTTTTTTTTGTATTGGCCGCCGACATTTATTATATATTATATTAAGATTTTTGTTTTCCAAGATCATTTATTGCAAAGAAGCTACAAATGTCTTCATTGTATCGGATGCATTTTGGCTAGCCCGTACAGTTTCGTTGTTGATCAATTTAATATTTTGGTTTAACAAATCTTGTTGTTCTTTCAATTCTGTCATTCTGCCGATCAACGATTCAACGGTTGCAGACATATCCGAAGTCAAATTAACATTTTCACTACCAACGATAATACCTTGCTGTAATCCATTATATAATTCGATGTTGTTGTTGACGACAGAAACTAAATCCGCATATGTCTTATTCAAAGTACCTAAATCTTTGCCAACATTCGTATGATATTGGATGACGTTAGTGTACAAATATAACATATCTTCTGCTGCATTTACGATTTTAGCATCAATGACTTTATGTTTTTGCATAAGTTTGTGTGTAAAGTTGAAGTACTCGATAATCATATCTTCCAGACGTTTGAGAACAATATGTTTTATATCGACGTTAGCGTTACGGAACTCTTCTTCTGTAGTTTTTTTAGCAACGGCAACAATGAAAGAATATATCTCTTTGGCTCTCGACAATGAATCTGTCAAAGATCTATCTTCGTTATTAGTATCAAACATCGCAGGGACATCTAAATTCTCACCATCATAGTAGTTTGATATCTTTTCATGTGCATCACCGCATCTTTCTGCTACGTCGTCTGTAGTTCCCATAAAGAAATGGGCAAAGCAATCGGCTGAAATTTCTACTCCATCAACATCCAAGTTATCATTCTCAAGTGGGAAGGAAATATCTTTTATCGATTCCATTAATTTAACATGGTTGCTTATTTTCTCGATCAAATTATTTTCAGTATCTGTTGCTAATTCCTCTTCGTCATCTTGCCCGCCTTTAGGAGTTTTAAAATAAAGACTCATTTCATCCATATCACCCTCTTTTTTTCGGATAACGTAATTTACTTTGCGTTTAGATGATTTTTCGGATCGTGTGGATGATAATGTTTTACCGATAGTTTTAGGTGATGATAAACTGAGTGACAAAATATTATCTTTAGCAGACACATTACTATTTTTTGGATTTTCAAATATTGGTGGTAATACATTTCTGGATTTATATAATCTTGGGCTTGGTGGCGAAAAGATACCTCCTTGTTGATCTGATTTTTCGGAAGAAGTTTCTACAATAACAGGATTTTTGTCAAAATTCAAAACTACAGGGGCTTCAGAAGGTAACGGAGTAACAATAGATGTGGATGGGTTTAATTTCTTTTTCAATTCGTCGTTGATCGTGCTGTTACCGATGATAACGTTCTTTTGCTCATCCGTTAAAAATTTAACAGAAGAGGACTGCAATAAACTAGAAATTTGTTTTGTGGTCATACCTCGAAAAACGTCTGGATTCATTTGGTTGATAGCATCTCCGCCAAAACATTCGATGCCATAGAATTGTTTGACACTATCTTTACGCAAATGACAAATTAAATCATTCCTCTGTTCGTGTTTAAATCCACTTCTGAACATGTTAGAGATATGGTCAACGAGAGAGTGACCATCGACGCGCGTTTTTTCATCTAATTTGGGAATAATATCTTGAATCCAATTAAATTGATCTTGCGATATTGAACCAAAATTTTTTCTGACTTGTTCCATGAATTCGTTCAGTTTTTGTGAATCTATCGTAATTATGGTATTTTCAGGGATTTTTGGTAAATTGCCTTTCATAAATTTGTCTATTTCTATGTCTGAAATCACAAACGTTGTCATATTCCTATTATATCCAAAGAAATTAATATTTTATACTAATTAAACATTAATTTCTTTATTTTTTAGCCTTGCCAGTTTTTTTTGCTGCAGTCTTAGCTTTTGGTTTAGCAGTTTTGGATCCAGATGCCTTTGCTTTTGGTTTAGCAGATTTAGATCCAGATGCCTTTGGTTTCTTAGCAGCTGTTTTACCAGTCTTGGTTGATTTCTTTGCTTTCTTTTCTTTGGTACCTGCCTTCTTCTTTTTCATACCTCCAATTTGAGCTGGAATATCTCCCTTTCTGATCTTGTTTCTGTATTCATAAGTGATTTTCTTGGTATCACCAGATACTTTATCAACAATCTCTAATTCTTGTGGTGAATCAAGCTTGAGTCGTTCAGCAGTGTATCCATAAACCTTTCCAGTGCTTCCTCTAGTTGATTCACGGAGAAAGATGGTAAGACTTGGAGGAACTGCTCTTCCTTTCTTTTTGTATTCTTGAACCATCTTAGTAAATCCTTTACTGGCAGCTTGTTTTGGTGTAACACCAGTGTATCTACCATGGGATGTAAGGTTCTTAGCATCGATACGTTTAAAGTATCTAACTTTATCTCCACTTTTAGAGACTTTACCTGATGTCTTAGCTTTTGGTTTAGCAGTTTTACTACCTGCAGATTTCTTAGCTTTTGGTTTAGCAGCTGGTTTCTTGGTTGCTGGTTTCTTAGCAGCTGGTTTCTTGGCTTTCTTCTTAAGATCCATATCTTCAACATTGACTTCTGGTTCTTCAACATCTTCGACTTCTTTCTTTCCTTTTGCGGTCTTTGCGTTCTTTGACATTCTATGTGATCTATATTATAGTGATATATTTTTTTTATATCATTTTCACGAATATCAGCGAACCATGTTTTTTTATAGTTAATACCAAAAAAAGGCCTTCCCAGATCTAAAAAATCATCAAAAATAGATATTGAGAGCATTATGTACTCAAATATTTATTATGGTTACATTATGCACTACTCTCTAAAAATGGACGTACTTCCTTGGTATAGTATCTTTGAAAAAAAAGTATCAATATAAATTAAATGACAGAAAATGAATATCAACATCAAAATTGTGATACTTTTATTCCTCACATAACCATTCAAGATGAAAATAATCTAAACATCGGATCATTAGGAATTTCGCAATTGAATGAAGATAATGACAACCAATACCTCATCTTCTTGCACAAAAAATATACTGATCATGTCGTGGATTTCGAAAAACATATCATAACCCTTCATACAAATGGAATAATTAACGTTCATGATCGTAACGTCATCCTGCAAGAGTTAAACTTGATGATCAAAAACATGATCAAAATCTTTAATAATCACCTAATCAAGAACTACAAAGAAAAAGAAACGAACACTCTTACTAAACCTCTTGATGATATGTTCGTCAAAAAAAAAGTCTTTGATCATATGTTTGCAATTGATACAGGTGGGAAAAAAACGAATCCATTCCACGAAGTTCAAGAGAAACTCGTATCATTGGCAAAGATGTATGGATACTCATCGATGAACTCCTTTTTCAGGTTGTATTTGAACGAACAGTATTATTATCTCTTCAGTAAAAAAAATAATGAGGTCATCGGCATATATGATGATGTATTTGTACCGATCAACATTTCGCTATGTAAAAAATCTACGGATGACGATATAATTGTGATTAAAAAGGCAAATAATAACTACGATAAATTGATAGACAACATATGCACTATCACGTTGTATTTCACTCATAATGGCTCTTCGATGCAGATTGTATTTATGGGATATGTTGAGACAGATTCACTGAATACGTATATCAGAACATCGCAAATTCATTCAAAATATCTCTTTCGTAATAAACGAGAATTTGAGCAATTGGTAAAGCAAAACTATCCTGAAATAGATTCATTTTTTTTTTCGCAGTATACCAAAATAACTAATAGTTACATATACTACATCAACAGTCCTGCAAAAAATGCTGTTATGATCAAAAAAATATATGATTTGTATTCCTCGCTCACAACAAAAGGGCCAAATAATATCATAAAACTGTTTTTACAAAGTGACGTCAAAAATATGTACCGAATTATCAATGTTTTACTGATGGGCGATGAAAAGATGGTGCATATTGCAACGCTACTATTTGATTCGTTGCAAGATAAAAAAAATCAATATTCTCTTTTACGCGATATCATATATAATCACTTGTCATTCAATGCGCAAAATAAGTTAACGTTGGTTACGGCTGACATGAAAAAAGAATTGAATAGGCTAAAAACTTTGACGATAGAAAACATCCCGATAGAAAAAAAATTAGTAATTATGGTAGATATGCCAGAGATTGTCAAAGCATATATCATTGAAAAAACACAAGAGATCAAATCTGGAGAAAACAACTACAAACTCCAAACAGCCATAAATAATTTGATGCAATTTCCTTGGAAACCTCGAAATTTCAAAAACGAATATGATGATATCCGTGATTCGATGTTAAAATCAAGGAACTATTTGAGTGGCGTTGAAAAAAAGTTAGATTTGTCAGTATACGGACATGAGCACAGTAAGAAGACATTGATAGAATTAGTTGGAAAATGGATCCAAAAACCAGGATCGCATGGACAAGTATTAGGATTAGTCGGGCCACCAGGAGTTGGTAAAACATTATTAGCCAAAAGCATCAGTCACGCTCTAGATATACCATTTACTATGGTAGGATTAGGGGGTATTAAGGATTCATCAGATTTAATAGGTCACAATTTCACGTATGCGAATGCCCAGTGTGGGATGATCGTCAAACAAATGATCAAAGCTGGTAAATGGCGATCTATGATGTTCTTCGATGAAGTTGATAAGGTATCTAAAAATAATGATACGAATGAAATTTTTAACACATTAATCCATATTACAGATCCTAATATGAACCAACATTTTCAAGACAGATTTTATTCTTCTGCAATGGATTTTGATTTGAGCGGAGTACTATTAATATTTGCATACAATAATTCTGAATTACTTGATCCTATCCTATTGGATCGTATTAAGGAAATAAAATTCGCAGCCTATTCTGTCAACGAAAAAATAGAGATTACAAAAAAACATATTATCAAAGAACTAGTCGAGGAATTTGGATTTCCACAAGACAAGATTTTATTTTCAGATACGATTATTAAGTACATTATTGATAAATATACCAATGAAGCAGGTATCCGTGAATTGAAGCGCAACATTGAGAAAATATTGCTCAAATTAAATATTGATCGATATTACATGCGAGGTCCATTTATGACATTAATGTACGCCAAATATGTTGAGTTACATAACGACAAGCATAAATTATCAGACCTTAATAACAAATTGGAATTGTTATTGGATTCAAAAAATATTGATAGAATTTTTAATTTTGATTTTGTTGGTACATTGGACATCGATGTTGACATAGTGCATAATTATTTGGACAAACCATCTACGGTTATAGAAGAGGTGCACAAAAATGATCTAGTTGGCGTAATAAACGGCCTATATGCGTCAACGATTGGGATAGGTGGAATTGTACCAATACAAATATATAAAAATCACGTTAATGATATCCGTGTCACAAATTTTAAGCTTAAACTTACTGGTAATCAAAAGAAGGTAATGAAAGAATCAGTGCAGTGTGCATTGACCGTTGCGTTGAATATTATCAGCAAAAAGGATGCCATTAAAGATTATTCGAACGGTTTCCATATTCACACGCTTGATGGAGGTACGCCCAAGGATGGGCCATCTGCAGGGTGCGCGTTCACGACCGCATTTGTGTCATTGTTATTGGGGAAAAAAATAAACCGCTATGTTGCTATGACAGGAGAAATTGATTTGACTGGTAAGATAAATAAGATCGGCGGATTGGCCACTAAATTGATCGGAGCCAAGAAAGCAGGAATCAAACGGGTATATATTTGTTCGGAGAACGTTGAGGATTACGATATGATTAAAAAAAAAGACCCAGCTTTATTTGATGACACGTTCGAAATAAAGGTAGTCAATCATATTATAGATATTGTATCGGATCCATATGTAATATTAGGAGTATCTTCACACGATTTTTGTAAGAATGTCATCAAAGAACATCACAATCATAAGTAAAATATAAAATAAGTAATGAGTACAAAATTAATTATTTTATATATATAGAGTAATACAAATGCAATCAAATAATAATTCCAAGAGAAATAGTGTAGGGAATAATAAAAATACTAAAAAATTTATTATCCCTCCATTGGATGAAAATTTTGAAATTGAATTGATCGAACCTTTTGAAACAAATGGAGGGGACGATGATAACGCTAACTTGCTAATGAAATATGTTAATGTTGATGCATCGTCTGACTCGATAAAATGGTCCAGGATGGATGAAAAAACAGTTAACAAATATATTCAAAAAGCAATAGGATACAAAACGTTATACAATGACACCTATTTCGTATACATGTTTTATAATAATCTGATAAAATATCCATTGATAGTTTTGACAGCAATATCTATCGTGATGCAAACTGTTTTTGCGACGATTATTCAGAGCACAACCCCAAGTATCTGTAATTGTACGAATGACGGAGGTTTAATCAATAACGCGGGGATATTTAGCATCACTAGCGCATGCGTTACTGCTACCGTCTCAATATTGACGTACGTACATTCTAGTTTTGCGTATGACGCGATCGCACAAGGGAGTCGGGATGCTGCCGTAGCCTTCTCTGAATTCGCAGATGATCTCAAAACATTATTAAGTTTCCCTAGACACATACGCGCTAACCCATTTACAGTGATCAACGCAATTCAGTCTGATTATAAAAAATTATTGAAAACGTACTCAAGATATCCTATTCCTGTATCAGTTTATCATAAATTTGCACGTAATTCGGACAACAAACATATCATCTCGGACATTGTGGATAATACGGATGCTGACCAATTCGATTTGCATGACGGTGAATTGGAACGAAATATCATAACAGAGAAGTTTATTGATAATATTCGTAATATTCGTAATGCGGTACCAGCAGCATTGCCAACAGAACGTTTTACGCGCCGCAATAGTACCATCGAACTGAAGAACAAGCCTGACGGTAAAAAAGATGAAAATCCGATCAAGAAATCTCAAATAACAAGAACAGACGGTGCATCCCCATCTAATCCTCCAAAACCTACTGAATCGATGGAAATCAAATCTAATAGCCGCTTACCCACACCAAAAAGATTCAAAAAATCATCTATAAAACCTACTCCACAGGATGATAATTTATCTGAAGTTGTTGTCAATATATAAAAATTGATTTAAAATTACATTATGCGAATAAAAATGATATAAATAAATAATCCTTATTTTATTCACTACTTAAGGGTAGATGGCAACATCGTATCAGTTTTTGGAGGAAGAACTTGATGATATTTTTTTGGTGCCCAAGCTATCAAAAAATATCGCTGACGAATGGATAAAAACCATAGATATTTTAGATGCATATCTAAAAATTCATATCATGTTCGATACCTCCATAGATCACGAATGCCTCTTAGAAGATGAAGAAATATTTTCAATTGTTGATAGAAGTGATAACACATATTTTCTCAAACGATACTTATACACATATAAAGTAGAACAAGAACTGACAGCAGATAATTTTCCCAATGTACTACTTGTCAATAACGATCCGATCAAAAAATCTGGTTCATTATTTGAAAACTCATCAGATAATGAAACTGAAAATTCTAGTTTATCTGAATGCAAAAGTACTGCTTCACCAGTTGATATCTGGAAAATATTGAACGAATTAAAATCAGAAACTACAACGTCTGATACAACATCTCTTAATCAGGAGATGGGAAACGTATGTAAGGGTTGTGGGGGGCGTGATACTTTTTTGGAAGATGTTGCAAGGAGCGTTCGAGTTTGTAATAAATGTGGCATGGAAAATGAAGAGTTGTTAGATCACAATCCAGAATGGCGACAATATAATAATGATGATAGTCGTAATGATAATGTCAATCGCTGTGGCTGTCCGTCTAATTTTTTCTTTCCCCAATCTTCGCAGGGAACTATCATGTCCAGGTGCGGTAATAGTAGATTAAAGAGGAAACAAAAATGGAATACGACAGTTTATAAAGAGCGAAATTTAACAAAAGAGTTCGACTACATCACTCAAATTTGTGCGTCAAACGGTATTTCAACAGATATCATTCATACTGCCAGAATTATGTATAAAAAAGTAAGCGATGCACGACATAATGATGGGAAAAATAAAGGAGCAGCAATGATCGTTAGAGGTGAGAATCGAATTAGTATCATGGCAGTTTGCGTAAGTAAAGCGTGTGAGACGAATAAAGAACCCCGTAGCAATGAAGAGATCGCAGGGATGTTTGGGTTAGATGCCAAAAAAATGACGAAAGGTAAGAACACTCTTGATAAATTGAGGAAGAAATGTATGGAGAATGATTTGATATTATTCGATCGTCTACATGTCTGTTCCCCTGAAGATTATGTTCGGTTTCATTGTAAAAAACTTAAGATCACCGAAAAAGATACCAATATGGCAGTCCGAATATCTACGAATTGTTGCAGAATGAAGATAGCTACGGATCATAATGCACAATCTGTTGCTGCGAGTTCTATTTTAGCGATGGTAGACTATCAAAATCTGAATATCGATAAGAAGGATATATCTAAATTATCAAGAACATCAGAAGTTACTATCACAAAAATATATGGTAAAATAGTGCCATATATCGAAGCACTTGTCGATAATGATGCAACTGATCATATCATTCGTGTCTTCAAAATCAACGGTTAATTTTTAATATGGTTATCTTAATCATATTAAAAAAATTGATAGATAGTATTCATATAAAATATTATGGTTATCTAATTATCATCACCATGAGCGAAAAAAGACATTATCTCAATTATTTATTGATCAATGTCCATAATTATAAGTTTAAGGACTGGCAAGAGTATTTTCCCGATGGCAAAATTAAGCTTGATGGACTGTGTATAAATGAGGATTGGGGTGAATTTTTTGATAAGACTAAAGAAATTCAGACCGAAATAGAGGAAAAACTGACCAAACGTTTCCTTACCAATAAAAAATTTGTACCATATCCTGAATTGATTTTCAACTCTTTCAATGTTGTGTCGCCTAAAAAAATCAAAGTTATCATATTGGGCCAAGATCCATACATTAACATGAAAGAATTTGATGGTATAAATATTCCCGAAGCAATGGGACTCAGTTTTTCTGTTCCGTATGGTTATCCTCGCCCACCATCATTATACAACATCTATGCCAATCTGGTAAAATTTGGTCATCTTAAGGAAATGCCCCATGAAGGATGCTTAATTGGATGGGTTATGCAAGGATGTTTGATGATTAACAGCGCTTTCACAACTATCTGGAAGAAATCATTTGAACACAAAGAGATATGGCCAGATTTTACTGAACAATTAATAGAATACATCAACGAGAATTGCAAAAATGTAGCCATATTAGCATGGGGAAAGCCTGCGCACGGATTATGTTGCAATATAGATCATAAAAAACATAAAGTGATATATAGCTCCCATCCTTCACCGTATTCATACACGATAACGGTGAATGGATGGCGTCCGGACCAAGGATATGTAGCGCATCCATCGTTCCAAGAAACTGATCATTTTGGGGAAGCAAACAAATACCTTTTATCAGTCGATAAAACTCCCATTTTGTGGGATGTAATAGATATATAAAATTTATCATATACATTACTTTAATATATATGATAAATCAAACAAGTGCCTCAACAATCATCATTTTGTATACTTTGATGGTATTTTGCTACTACTTATTTAGTCTGCCGTATGATATGTACTATGTTACAACAACCATGATGGCAATGTTTTTGATGGGCTTAGCGAGCATTTCAAGTACATTATCTGACAAAATGAAGGAAACTGGCAAGTTCATCAGTCATTTATTATTCATTTCGCTGACATGCAATACAGTATGGAGTACTTTAGCAATAATGTACAACTGTTTTTTCTACTTTGGTTTTTTTAATACAATTGTCAATCTATTTTTATTCTCATTTTTAGTGATGGGCGGATTTGTTCAAATGGCGCAAGAAGGAGTAATGGATTGGATGGGTAAATACACGTTAGGACAACAAATATTAACAGGTTTGAATAATTATTATGATTTGTACATCGTCTCCGCAAATTTATGGACTAGAATTTGCGAACATGTAAAATATGTCTTTAAAAATTATGTTCAAGTATACGGTACTGTCGTCATTGATAAATTATTAACAGTGAACGCTGACCTCAGCGATAATCTAAAATCTAAAAAGGTAATTGCCAGATTAGATAAGAAGTATGCTGTAACAAAAGATATGTTTATGCAAGAATATTTGCAACCATACTTTTTTAGTTTGATTGAATCAACAATCAGTGGTGATCCGTTTCAAAACGTTAATAATAGTTATAAAGTAAATACAGACATGACTGATAAATTCGAAAAAATGGTATTGGATTCGGAAATCGACAACTTATCAGATGAAGATGAAGACACATCCCCAGCAGCCGTGCCGATTGAACCTCCTAAAGTACTGTCCCCAGAAGAAAACAGACAAATGTTACGAAAGAAGATAGCTGCAAAAAAAGCTGCTCGAGGTAATCGCAACAAACAAATGCAAATGAGCACTAAATCGCAGCCGCCAAATATGAACAAAATGATGGAGACAATGATGCAAGGGGATAATTTAAAGAAATTTATGACAGCATTTCCACCTGATAAAATGGATCCAGCAAATCTTGATGATAAACAATTAGAATTAATGATGCAGATGATGAAGGATATGAATAAAAAAAAATGATATTTTTATTCGTTTGATAATCATTCGATATGATAGATCACAATGTATGAATTCTTTAATAAAGCGCAACGAACTTGATCCGGTAGCAGTTTTGCGAACGATATCAGCACCAAAAGATGTTTCTACTCGCAAATTGACAGCTCCACGACATGTCCATCCGAGTTTTTATGGCAGTATTTGTCCGTTAGAAACACCGGATGGTCCTAGAATAGGCATGGTTCGAAATATGCCTAAGATGACCTCCAAATTATAAAAATCAAAAAAAATTGACAGGATTAATTATATTATAAAGATTTATTATATAATTAATAACAATCATTCCATGAGTAAGAAGAAAACTGGCAGTGTTACAACCGATAATATCGATAATAAATATGATCCAGAGCCTTTCTTTGGATTGTTAGATTTATACTTTGAAAAAAGCAGTCAAGTGCTCGTTAAACATCAAATAGATTCATACGATCAGTTGATCGAAGAAGTGATTCCTAACATTGTTCAAGGACAAGAAAATGTCATTTCTGAAAAGATTGGTGAAACCAAGACGGTCAAATACACTTTAGAATTTGAGGATTTAGGAATCAAACCACCAATGTTGGACAATGATGAAGGATTGATGTTCCCAATTGATGCCATTCAGAAAAATTTGTCATATATGGCGATTCATACGGCGACAGTCACGCAATGGCAAATAATTACTGACATGGAAACCGGTGACGTTACCCGAAAGATTATTGGAGTACCAGAAAAAGATGTTCCGTTTGCAAAGATTCCTGTAATGATCAAGAGTAAGACGTGTAATTTGACTTTGAAACCAGATTTATCCAGAAAACATTGCAAGTATGATACTGGCGGATATTTTATAATAAACGGTAGCGAGAAAGTTATATCATCGATTGAAGAAGCAGTGTTGCGTAAGATCTTAGTATTTACCAAGAAGGAGCAAAATGTTTTGACATATTACGTTCAAGTTAGATCAAGACCGTATACTCAATTTGTTGGTAATACACAAATTTTTACGATTAAGATGAAGAAAGATGGATCCATTATTTTGTCAATCGCGCACTTTAAAGAAATTCCAATATTCGTAATGTTGCGTGCGTTAGGTTTAGAAACAGATGCAGATATCGTCAATGTTATTTTGGATACTAATCGTGACAAAGCTCTTTTGAATAAGCTGTCGATTGCTATGAACATGCAAAATAATCCGACAATTTCTAGAGAGGAAGCGATGGAGTTGATGACGGCGAATATTAAATCTACAAAGACCTATTCTGAAACCAATCCAGAAGTACGGGCTCAGCAAAAGAAGAAACATCTCGTTAAAATCTTATCGCAATTCATACTGCCTCATGTTACATCTGGCACTGACGATCCGGACATGAATATGTTGTACAAAGCTTTCTACATTAGTAAGATGATCTACAAGTTGCTAAAGTGTACTATCAATGAAAACAAGGAAGTTGAAGAACACAGGGGATGCGACGATCGAGATTCCATGATCAACAAATTGATAGAATTACCCGGAATGTTATTAGGTGGATTATTTGAACAATATTTCAAGAAAATGTTAAATGATTATGCCAAGATCTTTAGAACTAAAAATAACATCGATGACAGCAAACCGCCGAATATCGTGATGCATATCAAGCCGAATACAATTGAACAAGGATTACGTCAAGCTTTGTCGACAGGTACATTTGGTACTAGAAAGGGTTTAGCGCAAATGTTAAGTAGATTGAATTACTTACATTCTTTGGCCTTTTTGAGAAAAGTTATTACACCAACTATTGATACATCAACTAATAAATTGACAAGTCCGCGTCATTTACACATGACACAATATGGAGTGATGTGTCCGTTGGAGACTCCAGAAGGTCATAAAGTAGGTATCATCAAAAATTTTGCCATGACTAATAACGTATCTCTAACAATTGTATCGCAAGAATCCATTATCAAAAAATATCTTGCAGGTAAATTTATTAAGATGGAAGCTGTTGAATACTCTAAGCAACATAATTATACGACCATTTGGTTTAATGGTAATTACGTTGGATTGACAGATGACATCATTAAGATTCATAATGGACTACGAGAGTTGCGATTTAGAGGCGAGATCGAAAAGACAACTAGTTTGATTCTTAATTTTTCATCGAAGGATTATAACATTCATACTGAAGGCGGGCGAATGTTGCGACCACTCTTAACAGTTTCTAAGGATAATGTCTTAAATTTCAAACCAGAGATGTTGAAAGGGATTAAAACTTGGGATGAATTTATGGCGAAATATCCGTATGTCATCGAGTTTTTGGACATTGAAGAGCAGCAGAACATGATGTTAGCAACATTTCCGCATTTTATTAGATCTAATCATGATTTGATGAGGAAAGCACCGTTAAGTAATCCTGCAGAGATCAATTACATAAATAAGACAAATCGATATGATGATAATGTTTTTGTCAGATACACTCACTGTGAAATACATCCGTCGATGATTTTGGGAGTGATGTCGTCGAATATGATCTTTCCGAACCACGATCCAGGTACAAGAGGACATTTCCATTACAATCAGGCTAAGCAAGCTATGGGTCTTTATAAGTCTGATTATCGGGATAGGATTGATATCAGTTACATATTGTATCATTCGCAAGTACCGATCGCTGCGTCGAAAGCAAGAAAATATACCAATTCGGGCGTATTTCCTGCTGGCGAGAACATCATTGTTGCAATTATGTCGTACACCGGATACAATCAAGAGGATTCGATGTTGATGGACAAGTCAGCAATTGAGAAAGGATTGTTCAGAGCGCAAAGTTTGTCTAAAACTGGAGGTACTGTTAAGAAGAATCCTGCATCTGCACAGAATGAGCAATTTATGAAGCCAACGAGAGAGAAGGTTAATGGATTGAAAGATGCTAATTATGAGAAGCTTACTGAAGAAGGTTACGTCCCAGTTGAGACGGTGATTGAGAACAATGATATTATTATTGGTATGGTGATTCCTGTTACTATTACACAAGATAATTCGGATGAGAAACCTTTGAAGGATAATTCAATTGCTTTTAAGTCGTTGGTTCCTGGAGTGATTGATAAGGTTATCGTTGGAGTTAATAACGATAATTATCCGATTATTAAGATTAGGATCAGGACGGAGAGGATTCCGGGAATTGGAGATAAGTTCGCTTGTTATGATGATCAGACAGAGGTGCTGACTGATAAGGGATGGGTCTTTTTTAAGGATTTGACGATGAAGCATAAGGTTGCCACGCTGATCGGAGGAGAGGTTGTGCCTCCCGGCGGGAAAACGCTTCGGGGCATCAGGTCGAAAAAAGGTTTTACACAAGGAGGTGACACATTGGATTTTCAATATCCAACAGAAATTATGGAATACGATTACAAAGATTATAATTTTAAAGACAAGTTTGATGGCGAAATGTATTTGCTTGAAACAAAACAAGTGAATTTATGCGTTACCCCTAATCATAATTTATGGACTGCGCCGAAAGTAGGAAAAAATCAAAGAAAGATATATCGAACACAAGAAGCGCGAGAAATTTTACATACAATTCGTCATTATCAGAAAAATGTTGCAAAAGTAGCTCATTGTTCTGAAGATAAATATCCATTTTACTATGGTGATGAGATAATAATAAGCGATGGATTTGTAACGTTACCTGAAGTGGATCAATTACCCAATTTAACTGTCACATTAGAACATTGGTTATGGTTAGTAGGAATTTGGGTAGCTGAAGGATTTTGGAAAGACAAATGGATGATTAGTATATCTGCACACAAACCTCGGGTTAAAAGAGTACTCAAAGTAATTTGTGAAGAAAACAATTTGAAGTTATCAAAACACAAAACGCAGGGAAACCCTATAAACGGCGAAATCTACAATCAATGGAACATTTGTGACAAACGAATAGCTGCTTATTTTAAAACTATCAGCCAAAAAGCCATTCATAAATTTCTTCCTAAATGGGTTTGGTGTCTTAACGTTACATATTCCAGAGAATTAATTTATGGTATGATGTTAGGAGATGGTCATTGGGAGTTGATTAAAAATGGAGATCTGAGAGAAGACGACGATTGGTTATGTTGTGGAAATATGCAATACGATACATCATCAAATACGTTGGTCGACGATTTTCAGCGATTATGCTTGCAAGCTGGTTGGTCGTGTAACAGAAAAAAGAAATGCGACGCTGGCGTAACCAAAATAATAAGAGAACAAGAGGTTACGACGACAGTTCCAGCTTGGCGACTAGGTATTATAACTTGCCAAAACAATCCGTTTGTCAATAAAACTATAAAAAGCGACAAAATGATAAAATATGATGGTAAAGTCTATTGTTGCACAGTTAGTTCCCATGTTATTTATGTACGACGAAATGGAAAACCGGTTTGGTGTGGACAATCGGCCCACGGTCAGAAGGGAACAGTGGGAATAACACCGCATCGAGCCGACTTCCCCTTCACCTCATTTGGCCTAAAACCAGACATCATCATCAACCCCAACTGTATCGGTAGACGTATGACCATCGGACAACTCATCGAATGCGTCCTCAGCAAACTCTGCGCTATCAAAGGCGTTTACGGTGATGCTACCCCTTTCACTGGCATCGACTTACACGCCATTAACAACGCACTCATCGAGCTCGGCTACGGCGAATGGGGTAACGATATCATGTACTGTGGTAAGACCGGGCAAAAAATGGAGCATCCGATCTTTATCGGACCAACATTTTACCAACGCCTCAAGCAAATGGTTGCTGACAAAGCTCATTGCCTAAGTCTTGATCATGAAGTCCTGACTCTTGATGGATGGAAATTCAATCATCAGTTGACTTTGAATGACAAAGTTGCGACACTCGTTGATGGAAAGTTAGTCTATCAACATCCAACGAAGATACTTAATTATCCAAAATACAAAGGTGATATGTATAGTGTCAAAACGGAACAATTGGATTTGAAGGTAACTCCAAATCATCGCATGTATGTTTCTAAACCACGTGTCGGTAAGAAACCAAAATACGGGTTCGAATTGGCCGAAGATATCCACAAACAACATCGCAAATACAAAAAGGATGCCGTTTGGGATGCCAAAGATTATCAATTCATGTTGCCAGCTATGAATAGTAAAGAAGAAAAGAAGGTAGATATGGATTCTTGGTTAAGGTTTTTGGGCATATGGATAGCAGAAGGATTATCTATTGTATCAGATAGAGTAATTATCTACCAAGACAGACAGTGGGTCGTTAATACACTGATCCCTATAATCGTTAAACTAGGGTATAATTACCATCAACAAGATAACACATTCATCATCGACGATAAACAATTATGTGCGTACATGCAACAGTTCAATTCAGATGTTGGATTACCTGTTTGGGTATGGCATTTGAGTACACGTCAGGCAAGAGTATTATTAGATGCTATGATGTCCTGCAGTGGATCATCATCCAAACTTGATACGTCATATTATACGACATCTGTTAAGCTCGCAGATAACATTATGCAGTTAGCTTTGCATTGTGGATGGTCTGGTGACAAATCGTTACATGGCAAAACAGATACTAAAACTCTCATTACTAATCGTTGTATTGACACGAGCATGGACATGTGGAGAGTTACAATTTCTAAAGATGGTAACGAACCAGAAGTTAATCATGGAAAGATTGAAAAGATTATCAAAGATTATGATAAGCCAGTATTTTGCTTACAAGTGCCAGGGGAGGTATTTTATGTCAGAAGAAATGGTAAAGCTGTTTGGACTGGTAATTCGAGAGCTAGAGGACCGAAACAGATGCTTACGAGACAACCGACAGAAGGTAAAGTCAGATCTGGTGGTTTGCGATCGGGTGAAATGGAACGTGATGTCATGCTTGGACATGGTATTATGCAGATGTTAAAGGAACGTATGGTTGATAATTCAGATATTTATACTTGTTCCATTTGCGATATCTGTGGTCTTTTTGCATCCAAGAAATTGGGTCAATCATATTATGAATGCAAGAGTTGTCAGAATACCAAAAAGATATCAAAGATAGTTATTCCATATCCGTTCATGTTGTTTATGAACGAGCTTAGGACTATTGGAGTTATGGGCAGGATTAGAACTGCTAAGTCGATAATTACTCCGAAAGGAACTAAAAATTAAATAATTCAACTTGCAATAATTATTACAAGTTGAGTTACTAAAAAAAATTGATCGTTACAACAACTAACAGAATATCATTTATATAAACGCTCCCAAAAATGCTATCGATACCTAAAGATATTATTTTAACAATCGGAGAAGAATTAACTGATTGGGAAAAGATCCAATTAACTATGGTATCGCGTTCGATGGATAAATTCAAGTACAAGTTTATGTATTACGGAACGGTGAAAATTGCAACTATCAAAAAACTACCGTATTTTGATAACTTTGAATCTGTAATAATGCAAAGTGCAAGAGAGAAATGCCCGAAACATGTCGAAGAAGTTTATTTTGATGAAAAAAATATGGATTATGGAAAGGGTAGATGGATGCCTGATTGCATAACTCATTTAACCCTCGATGATTCTTATGATGATTTTGACAGAAGCTATGTTCCGGAATCTGTGACGCATCTAACATTTGGAGAATGGTTTGATCATGATATTGTTGATTTTATTCCACCATCGGTAACACATTTGACGTTTGGCGGATGGTTTAATAGCTCCATCAGAAATAATATTCCGGCATCAGTTGTTGAATTGACCTTTGGAGAGAACTTTAACAGATCGATTAAAAATGGCATTCCACCGTCTGTAAAATATATATTTTTTGACATGATGTTTAATCGATCCCTTAAAGGTAATATTCCTCAGTCTGTCATACAATTAGAATTCGATAATGAAAGTTATTTTAATCGACCAATAAAAAATAGTATTCCGTCATCGGTACTTTATTTAACATTTGGTCAAAAATTTAATCAACCCATAAAAGGACATATTCCGTCGTCGGTAATTCAATTAACATTCGGAAATGAGTTTAATCAATCAATAAAAGGTGCCATCCCATTATCTGTAACGCACTTAAATTTTGACGGCGTTTTTAATCGATCAATAAAAGGAAACATTCCGTCTTCAGTAACGCATTTATCAATTCTTGGTTGTTTTAATAAATCGATACATAATGCTATTCCATCATCAGTAATTTGGTTAGAATTCGGTGACGATTTTAATCAACCAAAAGGAAACATACCATCTTCTGTTAGATATTTAGACTTTGGTTGTGATTTTAATCAACCGATTCGTGGAGCGATTCCGTCATCCGTTACGCACTTATACTTCGGTTACAGTTTTGATCAACCAATTAAAGGGTCAATACCGTCCTCTGTCACTCATTTAATATTTGGCGGCATGTTTGATCAACCGATTAAAAATAATATTCCACCATCTATCATTGAAATAGAATTTGGCTCTAATTTTCAACAATCTCTTAATAGTTTGCCGTTATCTATCAAAAAAATTAGAATTTCACGCAAATACACTAAAAAGATCAGTAAACGTCTCCAATCAAAAATATACAGATATTGATTCAATTCATAATAATCATTATAAGTTAAATCATTAAATAAATATTATCAATAATATAACATAAATGGAAAGAGCAAGTTCATACTCTGAATTAGTAAACACATTATCGCAAAATATCACTCCAGAGCAACGAGCTGTAGTATTAAATAAATTGACGATCATGAATCAAAACCTGCTGAATTCTGCAAAAGTATATGCGCCAGTATCAAAAAATGATGGCGTTGAATTCAAATCTAGTGCGCCAGTAAGAGCAGGTGTACCAAGTCATCGCAAGAAAGATATCTCAGAATTGCAACATCCATCAATGTACAATAATGCCAACAACAGAATGCCAACTCAAATACCTGACTTTCGTTTGTCAGCAAATGATCACCAATCTCGTGCCGTTGAAGACACTTACAAAAAAAAACGTTCTCAAAGACCAGCAGATGATTTTTTCGATATTGACGATATCATTGACGACTTCTCACATATCCCAAAGAATGAAGAGATATCAATGGAGGATAAACTCAAAAAGCTAAATTCGCTACATAATAAGATAATCGCGGACAAAAAACAACGCGCCGTAAAAAACAAATAGAAATACGTTCATATTATAATTAATATTTTGGATCTAATTATAATATGAATTTTTCGAAAATATGTTATCACGATAGGACAACGCGAATCAATAATGAATTCGTAAAATGTGTAGATTGTGGTCAGAAAATTATTAGTATTCAAAAACATATCGCTAACAAAACAAGAGATGACTTCACTCGCGAAAGCAAGGTTTTTCATAAAAGTTTTGACAAAAATTTTTCTAATGAGATAGATTTTGACGATGAAGACAGCAAATATGTTCGTGTTGAATATTATGTTGACAGAAACAGAGTTAATAATATCGTTGTTAATAGATTGAATAAATATTTCAGTAATCCGCCAAAATATGATGTAAACATTAACGATAAAAAAACCTTGTTAACTGATGTGCAAATTGATAGACTGTTGCGAGATACTAATGCTATGCGAGTCGATGAACATCAGTTTTATGAACAAATATTTTAGAAAAATTGATAATAAAATATATTTAAATAAGTATTATCTAAATATATACCATAACATGGAAAAGAATAGAAAATTGTATTCCGTTTTTAAATCAGAAGCTGAGAAGACTGAAATCATCATTAATAACGTATTACTCATGTTGAGCAGCAGAATATATATTGACGAAAACAAACATAAGCAAGCATTGATAGATTATGCATCTAACAAAAAAAAATTAGTCACGAACGATGACAATACATATATAATCACCGCAAATAATGGAGACAAGTACGCTATTAAAATATTCTACCAAAAAATATTATCAACTGGTAAACAATCGTTGATTAGCGAATTCGTTAAGGAATATGAGAGTGCGAGAAAAATCATAATTGCGAGTAGTTTTAATAATAAGACTGCCGATTTTGCTACGAAGAACGGTGCGCAAATATTTCCAGAGGGTTATATGTTACGTGATCTCGTGGCGCAAGATGATCAACCCATTTTTGAACTATTATCGCCCCAAGAAATTGCGGTCATAAAAGCAGAATATGGTATCGATACACATAATGCACCAAAAATAACTCGACAAGATGCAGTTTATAAATATTTCAATCTTAAAAAAGACGATTTAGTACGGGTAATTGAACTAAGTCCAACTTCTGGTTTGATAGTAACTTACCAAGTTGTTGGATAAGAAAATTGAAATTTTAATCATTTATTTAAGACTTCTATAAATGATTAAAATAACATAATGGCAAAAGCATTTGTCGACGAATTTGATATCATTGACACTAAAATGGTAGTTATATTTTATGATATGTGTATCAATAAATTTCGTAGGAATATCGATGATACACAATGTCTCCAAATTATTGAAGAATACAAAGAAAAAATATTATCATTCGTAGAACATCTGCGCGAACTCGAAACGACGTTCATTATGGATACTCTCGTTTATCTAGATAAAACTCTACCCGCCTTAGTTGACGTGGTCATTATGCATTGGTGTCTACCACGTTCTACCCATTTCAGAAGCAAACAAATGTATGATAATGCTTACAAAAATAATATTGAAATTTATAACAAAAAATTAATTGATAATGTTAATTCATATTTATTTAAGAATTTTACAACTGATACCATTTCTAAAACTTGCAATATACCGATTCATTGTATTGATATTCTTTGGTATTGGTTATCCCCCGATTTACAATTTGATTTCACTTTTTGTAACAACGCCAGTGGAAATTATCTAAAATTTGTCATTGAACCTGGAGATGATTATATTTATATAGCATTTAATATGGAATCGGTGTTAGATATGAACTTAGGTAATTTTGTGACTAACAAAGGACCTTTCAAACATTACATCAAGAATTTTATTTACAATCCACAATATGCGGAGGCTTATATGATGTCTGTTACCAAAAAGAATTACGAACAACAATCTGCAAATATTCGTCAAAAATATGACAAAAATTTAATGCTTATCCAGTCGTCAAAATAAATGATTATTTTGACAACTTAATATATTATGTCATTATATATCAATATATAATGAAATGTATCAAAAAAAAATTAGATAACGGTATGATCGTCGCGTTAGTGCCCATGAAACGCGCCGAAATTGTGACAGTCGGTTTTTTTATTAAGGCAGGATCTAGAAATGAAAACGAACATAATAACGGAATCGCGCATTTTTTAGAACATATGATGTTTGGCGGTACGACTAAACGTCCACATGAGAAATTATTTCAGTTATTGGATGGTATGGGATCAGAATATAATGCAGTCACGACCACAGAACATACTTACTATTACGTTAACGGTGTAGCAAGTGATCTCAAAAAAATAGTAGACGTTGTACTTGACATATATATCAATCCTGTTTTTAATCCCACAAGAATTAAAAAAGAAAGTAAAGTCATTATCGAGGAAATGCGTTTACGCGAAGATTCACCCCACACAAGATTATATTATCAAATGCACGAGAAAGTATTTGCAGATACGTCGTTATGCAAACGAATAATTGGCACTGAAGAGAGTGTTTTGAATCTTCGGCAGTCCGACTTTATACAATTCAGAAAAGAACTGTATATTCCAAAAAATACAGTCTTCGTTATAAGTGGCGATTTTACTCCAGATCAAATATCACCATTACTAGATCGTACATTTAATACGTTAAATAATCCAGCAAGAAACAGTGTTGACGCCTTTCCTCAAACATTTCTCGACGAAAAACCGAGAATATTAAAAAGTATGCATTCTCAAAAAAAACCATACGTTCATATTGATAGAAATGATTCTGTTTCGCAAGCGTACGTATTATTATTCTTTCCATTGTACAATTTGTACAAAACTAACGAACAAGAAATAAATATGATATCAAATATTCTGTCATCTGGTTTCAGCTCTCGTTTATTTACTGCACTGCGAATTAATAATGGTATGACCTACTCAATTGGTTCTTATCCGATAGTTTACAATGATGCGGGATTATTTGTTATTGAGATGGCAATCCATCCTGATGAGTTAAAAAAAGGGATAAAAACTACTCTTAAAGAATTAAAGAAGCTCAGAACGTCTGAAATTGATTTAGATGAGTACAAAAAAGTAGGAACTATTATTAAAAATGAAAGTATTTTCTCATCGAGTCAGCCTGTTGATTGGTTTACATATTACGGCCTTAATTTCTTGTACAACCGCAATTTTGATCCTAATTTGAAAGGTAACAGTCAGATCTCTAGAAAAGTGAATCGAAAGGACATTACTCAAGTTGCACAACAAATATTTGACAAAAAGAAAATCAATCTGTTCTTGTTCGGCAACATCCCTGATGAGGATTTTGATTTCATGAAATTATAAAAATTGAATTCAAAAAACTAATATAATTATCATTAGATGTATATAGTAATATACATCTAATGATTCCCCGTAACTATTATATCAATGAATACATCATGCCATGCAAGTACGGCATAAGATGTAGCAATCCCATGACATGTAAATATTGGCATATTGATCTTGCTCCAGCAGAATTATGTCCTGACGGAAAAAAATGTAGAGTTAGATCATGTAGGAAATCGCATGACAATCAATATCCATTTTGTAATTGGCCAAAATGTAACATGTCAACATGCAATTTCACTCATCCATGTAAATATGGTATCAAATGTACAAGCATTAACACTTGCGCGTATGATCACCCTCTTATCGAAAATATGTCCGCCATTGGTAAATCTAAACTGTTACATGCAGCATCTAATTCTGCAGCAGTCAATGATTTGAGATACTTTGATATTGGAGTGTTATCATTTGAGGATTTGTGTATGAATGCGATGGATTGGATTTATATTTTGCGTATGTATGTTAATTTTAATAATTTTGATTGGCAAACGACGGAGACATCGTTTGAATGGGCAGCGGGTGAAGTGTTTCAAAATTTTGCGAACGAATGTTTAGGCGGTGGTACGTTACGATTGGGTAATGTGCAAGAAGAGATAATGATGCGGTCATTAGGATTGTTGCAATATCTATATCGAGGTTGCCAAAACGATAAGATGCATATTCTCAGTAGCAATTTGAAAGATAATCCTCTATTGATCGATACATATGTCGTTGCCAAAGACAAATCTATGAAGGAACATTATGGTAATGATGGATTAATCTATGCTGCAAAGAATAGAAATCTATTCGAACCAACTAATCCGTTCAGAGTTAAGATAATGTGCATTGCTATGACACACCTACCTAAAAAAGATGGGTCGTCGTATAATAGAGAAATGTTACAAGTTTCTTTAGAGTCGTTGATAAAAGCGCATATGATAACGTTGATAGCTAATGAATTAGACAATAATATTATGACAAACGTAATTCATGTTGGTAATATTGGATGCGGCGTATTTAATCATAATTACAATGTCATTTACGTTTTGCAAAAGGTAGCAGTATCAATTGCGATGATTATGGTAGCGCCAAAAAAGAATGTGTCAGTTACATACCACACATATGATGCTTCCACGATGACAGGAATAAAAGCAAATGCAATGCCAGTGATAGAATATTTTGCAGCGAATAATTTTGACGTTGAGGGAATATTAGAAAAAATACTTGAATTTCAAAGTATAAAACCAGAAATATGGGGGCAAAAATTGTAATTCGATAAAACGCAACTGATTTTTATCATAATTTATTATAATTATGATAAAAATTTCATTGGATACACAATTGATAAATTTGAATAATTTGCACAATAAAAAAGTTGGTGGTATAACATTGGAGGAGATAATTAGTCTTATTTTTTATGCCGCAAATACGATGACCAATCGCGATGAAACATGGAAGGATTATTATAAAAAATTTCAGTTGGATCTCAGTGAGCAAAATAATAAGGGATGGCCAAAATTGATATTTACAAGAAATGATTCTCGCAAACGGCTAGATAGTTTAATGACGGAAACATTCATATCATCTGATAATTTATTGTTATTGTTACTACAATTATTATACATCGAAAAGAACAAAAAAAATAACATCATAAATAGCGTATATGTCTCCTTTGAACGTTATGATATTTTGTCGCATCGTTTGGATAATATTGACAATCAAAAAGATATCAAACAATTATCGTTAGATAAAATGTTCGAAATTCTGGAGGCATACATCAATATATATATGAGTCTCTACAATAATAAAATGCTTTTTGAATACAAATTGTCAAAAAATATATTAACAATGCTAAATAATTGAAAAAATAAATACGTATATAATATCTATTTTTAATACATATTATACACATGTCAACGTTAGTTGTTGTCGAAAGCGCCGGTAAAATTAAGAGTTTTAAATCATATTTGGGCGGAGGACATACTGTTATGGCGTGCAAGGGAATTTTTCAAGATTTGGATCCTAAAAAATTATCTGTTGATGTTGATAATAATTTTAATCCGATTTATGTCATTACAGATACCCAAGTTGTTGCCAATCTTAAAGCTGCTATGAAAAAGGCAGATATGTTGTACATTGCATCAGATGCAGACAGGGAAGGAGAAAAGATTGCTGACAGTTTGAAAAATGTGCTCAAACCCAAAAAATACAAACGATTAATTTTTAGATCTATTAATAAGAAAGCAGTATTGGATGCAGTTAAGACCCCCGGGGATATAGATTACGATATGGTAAATTCGCAGAAGGGACGCCGTGTTCTTGATAAAATTGTTGGCTGGGAAGTATCAGAAGTTTTGGGACGTGCGTTGGGTATGGGTTTATCTGCCGGTCGTGTACAATCACCTACCACCAAATTAATTGTAGAAAGGGAAGAAAAAATTATGGACTTTCTAGAGAAGAACAAGGATTCTACGTTTTATAAAGTTCATGGCACGTTTTCTGATCTGAAGAGTACGATGTATACAGCAGCGAAACATGTATCTGGACAGTATGATGGCAAGATTGCGCAAGTTGTTGTTGATGAGGACGATAAAAGTGTTATGGATGTGTTGGATAAGTGTTTAAAATCAACGTTTATGGTACATGATGTGACGTGCAAGAATACGACGAGAAATCCTGCACCACCATTTGAAACTGCAACTTTACAGCAAGAAGCCGCGAGAAAATTAAAGATGTCCATCAAAACGACAATGAGTATTGCACAAAAGTTATATGAAGGAGGATATATCACGTACATGCGAACGGATTCTGTCGAGATCCCCGAAGATACTATGAATGCTATCAAGAAAGTAGTAGAGCAAGAGTACGGTGCGGAATACTATCAACGTCATGTTTATAAAAATAAGAATGCAAATGCGCAGGAAGCACACAGTGCAATTTTACCAGTCAAACCAGATATTATTGATTTGGATGATTATGTCGATGAACAATTGCAGATTAATTTGTACAAGTTAATTTGGCAGAGAAGTATCGCATCACAAATGAAGCCTGCCAAGATTGATATAACGACGATACAAATTGATATTTCTGAATATGCAAAAATAAATCCATTCTATTACTTTCAGAGTCAGATCGAAAAGGTGGTCTTCCAAGGATTTATGATAGTTTATATTGAATCGCAAGATGATGTGGAGAAAACAGATATGATTAGTGATCACAAGGGTAAATTGCCCAAAATAAATGATGTACTTGCTATGAAAGAAATAATAGCCAAACAGGAATTTTTGAAGCCGCCCCCTAGATTTGCAGAATCGAGTTTGATCAGTAAGATGAAAGAGCTCGGGATGGGACGGCCAGCAACGTATGCGGCTATATTTAATAAAATAGTTACGCGAAAATATATCGAAGTAGCAAATGTGCCAGGAATTAAGAAGAAGATTAAGACTTTTACGATAACTTGCAAGGATAAGAATGTTAAGAAGAAAGAGTCTGAAATTTTGATTGGTAATGATAAGAACAAATTGGTGCCGACGGAATTGGGGAAAAAAGTGACTGCCTTTTTAGAGGAACATTTTTCGAAGATGATGGATTACAAGTTCACTGCGAAGATGGAGAAAGATTTGGATGATATCGCGCACGGAAAAAAAATCTGGCAAGATGTTGTTCGCACTTTTTATCAGTATATGCATCCAGTTGTGATAGAATTGTCTAAAATGAAGGCAATTAAACCCGATGGTCGATCTTTAGGTGTTGATCCGTCGGGGATAGAGATAATTGCATCTCAAAATCGCAAAGGAAATGCGTACGTCAAGAAACTTGTTGATGGTAAATACGTTTACGCAAGTATTTGTGCGCCATTGAAACTTGAGACGATAAAATTAAAAGATGCCCTAAAGTTGTTCGAGTATCCAAAATTATTAGGTAAATATGATAAGGAAGAAGTATTCTTGAAAAAATACGAAGATAAGATTTTCATTGCACATGGTAAGAAAACATATTCTGTTCCTCAAAATGAAGATATTGATTTGCAAGCAGCAATTATAATTATTGATGCCAAGAAATCGAACATTATTACAGAATTTAAGGTGTTGCGGGGAACGGCGACTGTGTTGAAAGGTAATTATGGATCCCCGTATATTAATTTTGTAGTGGGTAAGAAGCGGACAAATTTTCGCTTGCCATATGGATCGGTTGCGGATGGTTTGACAAAGGAGGATGTGATCGCAATAATTTCGGCTAAACCGAATGGGGGATCAAAGACTGCGAAGAAATAATATCTTTTTATGATGATAACAAGATATTATTTATTTGATGGAGGTACGTATATGCCTGTTTCGCAATACGTATCCCACGCTTTTGACATTGACATTCTACGTTCAAATGCAGAATATTCGTTGTTGCGATATAATTTTTTAAAATCATTTTTGTAGACACGAACGAATGATGAATAACCATCATCTATTGTTGTTTTTATTAATTGCATAATGACGTCCCCATTTGGTGTGTGGACGTTGATGTCATCGATTACAAAATTGTAAAAAAAATATTTCATGTCAAATAGTTCAACTGATAGCCTCGGTAACATTATATAAGAGTGAATCTCGTCGTTATCATCTTCATCAGAATCGGACACATGTTCTCCCAATCTTTTTCTGTCATGAATTTTATATGGTTCATGTTTGCGTGGATAATACAAAATTATTTTATCGCCGAAACTTGTTATTAAATAAATCATTTGTGAGAACGGGTCATATATACGTTGATGACATGCACCGTGAAAGATAGCTGAATTAGTAATATTGTACTTTGATAAATTTTCAAAAAATGGCAAACCATAGAATTTTAAATATTCACCTTTTTCGATCGTAGGATTTGTTTTGGCAATCAATTTACATATATTGATTCTAAAACCATGCGAAAAACAATCTCTAAAATTAAAATTTGTATCAAGTAATTTTATCCAAACGGTATCATTAAACGCGATATGTTCAATTATCACTTCTATATGTTGTGCACTTGTTAATTTACATAATAGTATTAGTAACTCAATTTGTTCTTCATCTGATTTGTCATAAATCATTTTCTGTGTATGTGCAAATCTACTTAGAGTTCGATGTGCGACGAGTGATGACATAGGTAATCGATTAATAATAATCAATCCTTGATGGTATTCGTTCTCTAAATCACGTGTTGCTTCATGAAATACGTTGTATTCATCAAAATATTTGCACATGGTATCAATGCATACTAATTCATATATCGGAGGATGATTGATCAATTCGTCACCGAATTTTACGTATCCAAAATCCAGTTTCTTGATCGATCTAGATGCAGAATTTTTAGGTTTTAAATCTAGTGCCATGAGAATTGTAAGCTAGTGTCAAATGATGTTCCTTTTGATTTCCTTTTTCAATTTTTATTTTCGTGCCAACTCAATTCAAAGGCTATTGGAGTTACATACAATATTGCTACTAAGAATCGCAATCGACTGGAGATTTGCATAATAATTCGATAGACTATTAAAGTTACGCGCAATATTACTGCCAGGATTTGTATTTGGATAGAGATTCACATGCAATGTTACTGTAAATGATTGTAATTGCCTAGAGATTTGCATATCAACTCAATAGATTATTGAAATTACAAAGTTGCTGCTAAGGATCGTAATTGGCTGGAGATTTACATGTTAGTTCAATAGGCCATTGAAGTTTCATACAATGTTGCTGTCAAGATTTGCATATCAATTCAATAGATCATTGAAGTTACATGCAATATTACTGCCAATATTTGTGATTGGCTTGAGGTTTCCATATCAACTCAATAGATCACTGAAGTCATGTGCAACGTTACTGCCAAGATTTGCATATCAATTCAATAGATAATTGAAGTTACATGCAATGTTACTGCCAAGATCTGCAATTGGTAGGAGATTTGCAAGATTATTCAATAGATAATTGAAGTTACATGCAATGTTACTGCCAAGATCCGCAATTGGCAGGAGATTTGCATCTCAATTCAATAGATCATTGAAGTTACATGCAATATTACTGCCAATATTTGTGATTGGCTGGAGATCTGCATGTCAATTAAAAAGATCACTGAAGTTACATGCAATGTAGCTGTCAAGATTTGTAATTGACTGGAGATTTGCAAGATTATTCAATAGACCATCAAAATTGCTGCCAAGATTGCATGATAATTCAATAGATAACTGAAGTTACACGCAAAGTTACGCGCAAAGTTACACGCAAAGTTGCTGCCAAGATTGCATGATAATTCAATAGATAACTGAAGTTACATGCAAAGTTGCTGCCAAGATTTGCAATGTGGCTGCCAAGATTTATGATTGGTGCAAAAACAGTTTTGGTTACGTTGGATACGCAGAAAACTCTTTTTATGTGGTAACGAAATGAAAGAATACAAATATCATCCTTTTGAATCAAGAACAACCCAATAAGATGTTAAATTGTTTGTGTTAATTAATAATTTTCAAGACAATTTTAGTTTTGTGGAACGTGAGCAATCTGTTCTTCATCAGTTTTGCTGCGAGAGACAATTTTCTCATGCGAAAAATAAGTAAACGTTTCTGGCAAGACAATGATCTCGGTATTTGGAAGCAATACAATCGTTTTAAAGAAATCTACAGAGATTTCTTGAAGTTTGTCCTTGATCCCTAACAATGTTCCTTTTGGAAATGAAACGTTGTAAGCAGCTACAGGCATTTCCGGTTTTGTGTTGCTGCTGCTGATCAACATTGACATTTTTCCATAAAAATTAACTACTGTATTATTTGAAATTTCACACAATGTTCTTTCTGGAACTACAAGTGTCCAAATCTTGTTGCTATGTGCGGTCATTGCCTTTAATTCAGTTCCTGCTGGTAACACAATTGTCACTGTGTCTTTCGGCAAAGGCACTTCTGGCACAGAGAAGATGATTTGTATTCCAGATACAGAAGCTCCTTTCTTGTTCATAAGTGTACATGCGTCAATAGGAAGAGTGACAATTTCAGTTACGGATTTAATTTCAGAGATTTTACAAGCGCACATTGTTGTTGTTTTGGTTGTGATATGATGTAAATATAATGGAACCTCCTAAAACTATTTTTTTCAATTTTTTTAAAAAAATAAAGGCTTTCGCATACATTTTACCCTAATATATTATCAAAAAATGCAACAAAGAAAATTGCCCGTTTGTACGCGAAAGTATTCCTTGTAAATTCGGCAAAAATTGTAATAGACCTGATTGTAAATTTGTACACAACAAAAATACACCCAAAGTCGCTTGCAAATTTGGTGTAACGCGCACTAACGACAAATGCACCTTTTACACATCCAACTGACACGCAAAAGATTAAAAAAATAGATACTCAAATTAAATGTAAATTTGATGACAAGTATACTAACGAAAATTGTATATATGCACATGATAAAAAAAGCAAAGAGAGATCCAAAGTGGATTTGGCGAAAATCGCACTAACGAGGATTACATGTTTGCGCGTCAATTCAATAAATCATTGAAGTTACGTGCAATGTTGCTGCCAAGATTTGTAATTGGCTGGAGATTTGCATGTCAATTCAATAAATCATTGAAGTTACGTGCAATGTTGCTGCCAAGATTTGTAATTGGC